TCCTTGATTCTAGAGCAAGGATGGCGGGTTAGGATTGTTCACCCTTCATGGTGGAGGGTAAAACAAACAACCAAAAAGAAAGAGGTATCCAATGAATCTGACGAATACCGAGTTGACTTGGAGAGTGGGTCGGGACTGCTATGGTCTCGAGTTGCTCAACATGAAACAGAGGAATGAGATCCACAATCTCAAGACCAAGGGCTACACCTTGGAGAATGTCACGCCGAGTGGCGTGGCGTTGATGACTGTTCACGGGAATGGCGGGTATACCGATGCCAGCGTGTTCCCCGATGGTGTCGTCAAACTGACGCACTTTGACAGGAGCTAGTCGAAACCCCCTCGGGGGTCTTGGTGAAGTGGCACTTCGCCAACTGAAGAGACAAGCCAAACAATAAACCAATAGAAAGAGGTATCCAATGAAAGAGCATACTATCATATGCAACGCCAATGGAACCTACTCCGCCCGTCTGAATAAGACTGGCTATGTAGGCTCTGCCAATCGCAACCCCAAGTTCGCCATCGAGCAAGCCAAGCGGGAATACAACGCCGACTTGCGGATGGTGAATGTCCGTGCCTCGGACTTCGGAGTGAAGATCAGGTACGAGATGCCCAGTCAGGCCGAGCTCGATGCTCGGTTCCCGACGTGGACGCCGGGGTCGTAAGTAGAACCCCGCCCTATCCTATCGGTCGGAAAGTGATCGGCGTCCCCCGTGGTGTGGATATTCCACGCTATCGGGGGTCGCTGGTCTTCGACCATAAGACTGGCGGGACTCTTCAAGTCTTTCGGAACCCCGAGGACTTCGATCGGCACAAGAAGATCACCAACCGCAAAGGCCAGCAATCCATCCTAAGAAATGTATTGTTTGCTGGCGGGCGGGCGGTTTAATCATAGGAGGAACCATGAAAGAGTATCGAGTCTATGTGTGGGAGTGGGCCTATCCGCAAGTATCCCTTGCGGTGTGCGTCAATGCCCCCAACGAGTTCGATGCAAGAGATCAGGCCATCAGGCTTGCCACCAAGCTATCCAAAAAGAAGTCGAGTGACTTCTTGGCTTTGGCTGGCGTGACCTACGGCGAATAGGAGGTTATGTGGAACCAGATATCATTCTAAACCCGATGGAGCGTCCCCAAGAGTGGGACAAACTGACGGGTCGGCGGGATAGCACGGACGTGAAATGCGTCCGAGGAACGGGCGATGTGGCACGGAAATCCAAACGATTCCATCGTGCCTGTGAGCCCATCATCGAGGAGGTGATCGAGAAGCGATACCATCGTACTCGGTTGCTGAATCGCAACAGCAACATTCAACCGGGGAGACGCAAATGAACAGCGATTCGTTCATCTTGTTCTGTCTGGTGATGTGGAAGATCAGCACCTTCATTGTGCCCTGCATCGCCTTCGGGTTTGGTGTGGTGTGGCTATTGAAGAAATGCGGGATCGACCTGTGAAGAAGTCCAAGTTTGACAAGGCCATGGATGAACACCAAGAGGTGCTTTATCCCGTGCTTGTCCAATTCATAAAGGAGGAACATGAAGCTAACACCAATGACAATCCAAAAAGGTGATCTCGTCTGGTGGCGGGATTGCGATGGAGATAATGGGTGGGTGAAGCGGAAGGTCGTCAACATTACCCAGAATCCACACGGAGCCTATCTTATGGAAGGCACGGACTTGGAGTTCGTTCCTGTCTTGCAGAAGGATGAGTGTGTGTTCGATCTGGACAACCACAAGTGGGCGTGGGGTTACCAGATTCAACCAGTCGCCCAGCAAATGGAGTTCGGACTATGAACTGCGATCAAGTGTGGGAGATTATAAAACGTGTTGAGGCCGTTTCACACGACCTCAATAAGAACTTTGAAAACATCCCGCTCGACTGGGCAGTTCAACGACTTACGGGATTAAAATATGAGGGGGTCGAAGACCATTGTAAGTGCAGTATGTTTAAGCCTCACGGGTCAAATCTAACTGAGAGTGAGAAGAAGCAAAAGTATTTTTGGGTTAAGACTGAGAGGGTTTACCCCAATGAACACGACGGCGGAGACCCGTATTTCAGATATACATATTACTCCCGATTTGAAGTTGCCGATAGGCTTCTGAAGATAATCGGGGATGTGGATATGATGACTAAGTCTATTACAGAAAAGGAGGACATATGAGAATCGACCCCGACGAAGAGTACGAGAAGGACTTGCGTGAACAATGCAAGTGGGACGAGGAACGGGCTGAGAAACTCGATAGGGAAGACTACGAGAATCAGACTGGTGACTACGCCCCACGGGAAGACGCAGACGCATAGATTTCCCCGCCGATAGGTGGGGTACACAAACCAAATAGAAAGGACACATAACAATGAGCAAACTGATATACACCGCCGAACAGGTGGACTTGTTCGGGGAGTACAACCAGACAAAGTTGAATGCGGAGAAGCTCCGAGAGAGCATCGTTCCGATATTCAAGACCGCCCTTGAGGAACGGGGAGTGACACACTTCCAAGGAATCAAGTGGCAGGTGACGGCAAGTCAGGGCAATCGCTCCGACCTGTCCGTGACCAAGTTGATAGCGGAACTCAAGGCTCGTGGCATCCACGATGCAGAGTCCTTGGTGAGCAACTGTAAGGTGGAGAAGTCCTTCCCCAAGTTCTTGTCCAGCCTTATCCCCACACTCGGATGAGCGAGGGGGTAAAGATTCACGACGCTATCCGCAAGTGGGAAGGCTACGCAGTATTCGACAAGGATAATGTGTTGGTCGAACCAATCCTCCACCACAAGTTGGAGAGTGCGGAGAGTGTCGCCTTCTACGACAACCATACGGTTTGGTCTGTAACCCTAACGAGAAAGGAGAAAGTGTATGATAACAACGCAGTCAAGGTTTAACCCTGTGGCTAAGACTCTTGGCAAGCGGACTCAATTCACGGTCAATCTGGCCAATCGTGCCCACATCATGGGCATCTTGTCTGGATTGTATGCCGACCCGATCAAGGCGGTTATCCGTGAACTGTCCGTCAATGCCAACGAGTCTCACAAGGCAAGCGGGAACAAGTCGCCCATCAAGGTGACATTCCCCAGCACATCTGGGCCAACCTTCATCATCAAGGATGAGGGCTTGGGCTTGGACATCGACGAGTTCAGCAAGCTCATGGCAAGCTATGGCTCGTCAGGCGAATACAAATCCACCAGCAACGAATATACTGGTGGCTTTGGTCTGGGTTGCAAAGCCCCGGCCGCCTATACCGACCAATGGACTATCACTTGCACCAAGAACGGCAAGCGGTGGGTCTTGGTCTGCTTCAAGGACGAGTTCGGTGTGCCGTCCTTCGATACCTTGGAGGAGTCCGAGACGGACGAACCCAACGGAGTCGAGGTCAAGTTGCCAGTCAAGGCACACGACATCGAGCGGTTCAGAAGCACAGCGGTCGAGGTGTTCAATGTCTTCCGTGTCAAACCCACGGTAAGCAATGCAACACCCGAGGAGAAGACAGCCATCAATCTGGTTCCACAGCATGTCGTCCTGATGGAGGACAACTGGCGGATGACAGACCCCAACGAGGACACCAGTTCCTTTGTTGTGATGGGTGATGTGAAGTATCCGATCAACTACAACTCCTTCAAACTGCCCGATGATCTGTCGGTCGCCTCAAGTCTGGGGCTGACCTTCGACATCGAGGTCGGAGGATTGCAGGTTGCTCCGAGTCGAGAGGCTCTGATGTATACTCCGATGACCGTCAAGAGATTGACCACCGAGATCAAGAAGGTGGTCGATAGCTTGGCACGGGTCGTCGAGCAACGCATCCAGTCCGCACCGACTTGGTGGGATGCTTGCATCGAAGCCAACATCTTCAAGAGTCGGCACTACAACCACGACAATCGGATGGAGAACTTGCTCAAGAAGATCAAGAACAAGGTGCTGTGGCGAGGCCAGAAGGTAGACAGCCTAATCGAACTACCGATGGTGACTGTGGACGGGTCGAAGGTGCAACACCCCGACCTGACCGTGACGCTATGCGGTTGGCGTAACTGGGGCAAGAGCAGACTCCGCCAGGAATCTCCTCACTCCATCATGGTCAACCGATATGTCACGGTGTTCCTTGTGCCAGACAAGAAGACATTCCGAACGGGTCGGTTGAAGTATGCGTACTCCAACAACCAGATCAAGGACAACTCCACGATCTATGTCATCACGTCCAAGAAGGATTGGTCGGAGATGTGCAAGGATCATCCCGAGTTGGACAAGATCAAGTATGTGGATTACAACACACTACCCGAACCTCCGACCGATACCAACGGTGGCGGTCAGTCCTACGACAAGAATGCCAAGCACACCAAGGGCAAGACATTCGAGTTCGACATGGACAGGACTGGTCATCCCGACAAGGAATCGGACAACTGGAAGATGTTCGATGGTGAGTACACCGATGACGACTGGTGGATTGAGATTGAGAAGTTCGTACCAACAGGGAATGGCATCAACGCTGGCAACAGCACATTCAGGAGATTGTTGGATCAGTTGAGGGTAGCCAAGCTATTGAAGGGTAGAATCCTAGCCAAGAAGAAAGGCGAGAAGATACCCGACGATGGCTCTTGGTTCGAGACATCCTTGCAGGATGCCGTGACCCGCTTGTTCAAGGACAACCAAGCCTTGGGTGAGATGGTCTGGCGTCGTTTGGAATATGACAAGGCTAACTTGGAACATATGGAACTCTTCCATGGATACGCTGGAATGAATGACGACGATTGGAAGGAAGGCAACTTGCCCAAAGCAATCCGTGCTTCCAATCTGCCAGATAAACATCCAGCCAAGAAGATGGTCGAGCTGTTGGACACCAAGTATTCAAGCCAAGTTGTCAGCCTAGCCTACCTGATTCACCAGCCTGAGAGGTTTGGGATTCGGCAGATTGTGGATGACAAGACACTCGAGTCGTTCAAGCCAGACGACGATCTCACAGTCAAGCATCACTCCGATGTCTTGTTGCGAGGTTGGCCGTTGACCCGATGGGTTCGTCTTAACCAGAGCTCTTGGGGCGACTCGGATTGGCTCAAGAAATATAAAGCTTCGGCACCGAAGGATTTGATCTCCTACTGGGGGATCATTCAGAAACCATAAACAAAGAAAGGAAGGATAGACAATGACCTACATCATTACTAATGAGAGTATCACGGTGGTCGCCAACGGCCAGTCGTATACTCTGTCAGCAACCCACGGCAACTTCAATGCCGTGCTCGATGCGATTCGGGCAGGTGCCCCGGAGGCGGAAGTCATCGATCTCATCAATCCTCGGGTGGCATTGACCAAGTATCTTGGCGGTGCCTTCGAGGTCGGTGAGAACTCGGTCAAGTACAACGGGGAGGAAGTCCACGGCGTACTTGTCCAGCGTATCCTCGAATGCCACAGGCAAGGGTTGCCACTCGACCCGTTGCTTCGGTTCTTCGAGAACTTGGAACGGAACGACAGCCGTCGTGCCCGTACCGAGCTGTACTCGTTTCTTGCCCACGGCAATATGCCAATCACCCCCGACGGGTGCTTCTTGGCGTACAAGTCCGTCCGTGCTGACTACACGGATCATCACACGGGCAAGTTCTCCAATCGTGTGGGCTCGACCCTACGGATGGAGCGTCGCAAGGTATGCGACGACGCTGGCATTGGATGCTCTTACGGCTTCCATGCTGGCTCCCTTGAGTACGCTCAAGGCTTCGGCGGTGGGGAGAAGAAGATCGTGATCGTCAAGATCAACCCCGCCGATGTCGTCAGCGTCCCGACAGACTGCGAATGCCAGAAGCTTCGCACCTGTCAGTACGAGGTTGTCGACGAGTTCAATGGTGCTCTTCGGAACACCATGGCCGACGACGAGAATCTGTACCAGGACGAAGACGAATACGGTGACAGTGATTCTGTCTCCGTGACTGCCAACGACAAGATCGAGGAAGCCCTCGAGGGTATCCGCAACATCTTGTCCAGCCTCGCTAACCGATAACATAACCCGAGCCCCGTCACAGGTTCATCCCTGTGGCGGGGTTCATATTCTTGAAAGGAATACCAATGAAACTATTACCCATCGCCGTTAAATCTGGAGCGTTGGCGAAGCTCCTCAACAGACACATCATCGTGGACGAAGTCATCTCATCCAGCACACGGACGGGAGACTTTCCAGATAACAAAATCACAGTCCGTTCTGAAGGGTGGAAGGACGAATATAAATCAGTCCGTCTTACCTACAAGTATACGGCTTGTACTCAGTATCAAGGCGGTAGCTTTGATTCGATAGGCAAGTTGCATACCGACATTCGATATCGAGAGAACGAGTGGAGGATAACGCCGGCCTTGGCCAGCGGTAGTTTGGACTTGGAAACCCACGGCAACTACTTGTCCACCATCCAGTATCTATGTGAAGTCATCCAGAATATCGGAGACAATCTTACACCCCCAACATTCCAGCAATGGAAAGAAAGGTTCTTCAATGCTTAAGTTCAATCGAGGTAATGCCAAGCTCGGCAACGACATCTTCACCTTCAGCCTACCCGCAGGTTACTCCTGCCCCGGTGCGAGGGAATGTTTGTCCCGAGCTGGACGCAACGGAAGTGGAATCCAAGATGGATTGGAAACCAAGTTCCGATGCTTTGCCGCATCTGCCGAAGCCCAATACCCTGCGGTGCGGGAGCAACGCTGGTACAACTTTGATCTGCTCAAGGGCAAAACGACCGAGCAGATGGTGCAACTGATCGAGGCCAGCCTTCCCAAGAAGGCCAACCTCATCCGTGTCCATGTGTCGGGTGACTTCTTCAATGAGTCCTACTTCGATGCTTGGATGGAAGTCGCACGGAAGAATCCGTTGCGTACCTTCTATGCCTACACCAAGAGCCTTCATCTGTGGGTGAGCAAGCTTGGTGAGATACCCAAGAACTTCGCCCTCAACGCCAGCCGTGGCGGTATCCATGACTGGTTGATCGAAGCCCACAATCTGAAGTCCGCCGAGGTTGTGTTTAGCGAGGCCGATGCCAAGGCCAAGGGATTGGAGATCGATCACGACGACAGCCATGCTTACAAGTCTGGCAAGTCGTTCGCCCTCCTCATCCATGGCACTCAACCCGCTGGCAGTCTGGCATCCAAGGCGGTGTCCGCCTTAAAGAAATTAGGCTGGACGGGTTACAACAAAACCAATAAGAAAGGAACCTAATAATGAAATATATCTGGGTCGGAGTTATCCCTGACATCTTTGGCTACGGAATCACCGTAGCTTCTTTGTCAAGAAATGGTGCGTTCAGGGCTCTTCGCAAAGCCTACAACCAATGGAAAGTCCACCGCCCAAATTCAGACACTTGCTTTGCCTCCTCGTTTGAGGATTGGGGAGGGCGGGTAGAACAAATTCAATTGGACAAAGCATACTGCGATAACTTTGGAGAATAAATATGACAAAAAAATTCCTTAAGACACAACTTGAACACGAGTTCAAGGAATTAGCAAAGGCCAAAGAGTTCTTGCAGTCGACCGAAGGAAGTCCGTACGCCACCTGTAGTGGCTCGGAAGAACTCGGTTATCGCAAGGGTAGAATCGATTTGATTCGATCGCTACTCGGAAAGGAGACATGATGAAAGTATTAGTAGCCTGTGAGTATTCGGGTGCGGTTCGGGATGCGTTCATCGCCAACGGACACGACGCCATGTCGTGCGATCTGTTGCCGACCGACGTTCCTGGACCTCACTACCAAGGTGATGTCTTTGATATCATCGACCAAGGATGGGACTTGATGGTGGCTCATCCTCCCTGCACCTACCTGTGCAACTCCGGCGTGAGTTGGTTGCACAAGCGGAAGGGACGGTGGGAACAGATGAAGCAGGGTGCCGAGTTCTTCAAGCGATTGCTTGAGTCCGACATCCCTTGCATCGCCATCGAGAATCCCATCATGCATAAGTATGCCAAGGCAATCATTGGCCGTGGCCCTGACCAGATCATTCAGCCTTGGATGTTCGGGCACAAGGAAAAGAAAGCCACCGGCTTGTGGCTCAAGGGATTGCCAAAGCTCGAGCCTGAAACCGATCTTAAGGAAGAGACCGACGCTCTCCCGATTGCAGAACAGCAACGCATCCATTGGCAAGCTCCCTGCAAGGATCGCTGGAAGATCCGAAGTGCTACCTTCAAGGGTATCGCTCAAGCTATGGCTGATCAATGGGGTGACGTTGAAGATCCTAATGACTACGTCGGCATGGGCTGGGTCGGACAGGACGGTAGACCATGAAGGCAACCAAGAATGATTTGGAAGGTCTCGTAGATTATCTACGGGAGGGAGAACACGGTGGCGTTGAAGAAGAATGGTTCGCACGATGTGCGGACTGGGTTGAGGAAACAATTAAACGAGAGGAGAATAAATGAAGAAACCATTGATTGTTTACATTGAAGATGGATTAGTTGGTGGATATAAACTCCCAAAAGGAACAACGTTATACGTTGTGGATCTAGACTCTGCCAAGCAGAATGGGGAGGAGTGTAGAGCTAGAGTTTGGTTGAAGAAATTAGCTAGTGGACTCAACCAAAATGAAGCTACTTGGCATAGCAAATTTACTGGGTGGTATAGGGCATGAAAGTATTAGTAGCATGCGAGTACTCGGGAACAGTCCGTGATGCTTTCATTGCTCGAGGCCATGAGGCCATGAGCTGTGACATTCTACCCACGGATATCCCCGGCCCCCACTATCAAGGGGACGTACGGGACGTGCTCGACGATGGATGGGACTTGATGATTGCCCATCCTCCTTGTACCTACTTGTCGAATGCGGGAGCCAGGTTCCTGTATCCAAAGGGCAAGCTGAACAGGGATAGACTCAAGCTGGGCATGGAAGGACGTGCGTTCTTTATGACCTTGTGGAATGCTGACATCCCCATGATTGCCATCGAGAACCCAACGCCATCTAAAATCTTCAACCTGCCCCGCTACACCCAAGTTATTCAACCCTACCAGTTCGGGCATCCCGTGCAAAAGCGGACGTGCCTATGGCTCAAGGGTCTTTCACCTCTCAGGCCAACTCGGATTGTTAAGGGAGCAACAAGCACCAAGTATAGTCCGTGGTTCAACAAGGGTGGCAAGGACAGGCAGAAGAACCGAGCAAAGACGTTTGATGGTATAGCAAAAGCAATGGCTTCCCAATGGGGAGTTTTACAACCAGAAAGGATAACAACATGAAAACCGTAATAAAGTGCGATGACGCAACACGGATTCGCGCAGCTTGTTTGTGGCTTGAAGATGTTGCCAAAGAAGAATCTATCAAGAAGCCCCTTAGCGTACGTCAAGCTGTTGGCGGTTTAAGGCGAGCAGTAGTTAACAAGATCAGAGCCTACGAAGCAGAGCATCTTGAGAGAGGTGATCTGATGGCCATCAGGAACAGACCATATATGTTTCACCGAGAACCCTACAACTTTTTGTGGGTGCTACATCGGTACCAAAACCACCGGCCAAACATGGTGGCAATATGATGTGCGTTCGTTACTTTTTAGAGGACAACGTACGCCCGTGTAAGGGCAGGTACCGAAAGGTTAGGGAGGTCTACAAGATAGCTGGTAAACGAATTCCCAATCTCTTGTTGCACAAATGCGACAAGTGCGGGCACACGACTCTCCCTTGGGCATCCGTATTACGAGTCGACAAAGCAACAACCAAAGAAAGGATAACAACATGAAAAAGAAAATCGACAGACAACGAAAACTCATCAACCAATACACCAAAGACGTGAAGGAGTTGATGGATAGGCACGACTTCCGAGGATTCATTACGGGTCTTCGGTTGGCCAAGGTTGCGTTCATTATGAGCTACCAAGGTAGGAATAAGAAGTTTATGAAAGACTTCCACAATCTGTCTGGAGACGAGACCATTCAGTTCGTCGACAAACAGATTGCTCCGTTCTTCACTTGGAAGAAAGCCCAATGAGTCTGCTCAACAAAGCGGCGGTCAAGCGGTCGGCATTGGACTTGGCTAGGGCCAAGTTCAAGGAGCGAAACCAAACACGGTTGGAGATGGGCATCGCCCCGTTGAAAGCCCCACCCTCCAGGGTGAGCGGTGAATTCCTCGACACCTTCGAGGCTGGGGTGATCAACCTTCTCAACCGTATGGTACTTGAACATAAGACAGGAGCGACACTATGACATTCGCACTTAAAAATAATGATGGTCAGTATCTCACGATTGATGATACTTGGATTGACTTGCTCGAAGGTCTGAAGGCGGACAGTATCCGTGGCTACACGGAAGCCTTCGAAGTCTTCGAGGAGTCCAAAAAGATCGGAGCAAACGTCGTGCCCCATCCTTGGCCAACGGGTGAACAGCGGGAGTTGTTTCCGTTATGGGCCGAGCTGGGGCCGGAAGGAACAATGAAAGGAGACAAGTAATGAGCAACACAGTATTTGCCGGACGGGAGAATGCTTTCGCAAGCATGACCGACGCCGGCCTAACCAAACGGGAATTCATCGCGGCATTGATCTTTGCCGCCATGCACGGGGCACCGGATGAGAGGCGGGCGGATGAACGCTACGCCGTCATCCAAGCCGACCGTTTGCTGGAGCAACTCAACAAGGAGGAAGCATGAAGTATAAGTTCGTAACCTATCTTCGAGACCCATGGTCCAAAGACCACAAGGTCTTTAAGTTTGTGGATCTAAAGACCGCCTACGATTGGTTCAACAGAGTTACCAATCTAAAGACTGGACAAATAACCAACAAAAGAAAGATCACGTTTCAACCCCACGGTCTGGTGACCGCCAGGGACGGAGCCGTGATCGGAATGTGGAGGACATGTCAATGAAAGAAATCAAAGGAGAATTGTTATATGTGTTTGCAGATGACTCGTACATCGTTCCATATACCGGAACTGTGCGGGACAACATCGTGGTCGACATGGAGTACGATGCGCCTACCGCGTTGATGGAGGCCATGCAAGCTCCGTTGGCGACCGAGGTTCACGAGGCGATCATGCGGGAGGCTACGGCATGACAACCTCCGAAGCCATTGAGATTGCCATGGTGGCAATCACTTCCGCCAAGCAACAGGCAATCAAGGAGGCCGAGACCTATAATGAAAAACATCTGGTCCCGGCTTTGCAGGAACTGGAGCGTGAGAGTGGCGTCAGGTGCGCCATCCTCAACGACCCGGAAGGTATTATCCTTGACGAGGAACGTCCGGATAATAAGTTCAACGAAGCCCTTGAGGTTTTGAATAATGCTCTGACCGAGTTTCAAGACTTCGAGGATACAAATGGAGATGAAGAAATATGGCAACTACAACCGGCAGACTTGTTAGGGGACTGATCCTGGGCTCCTTGGCATGGGCTTCGACCTATGCGGAGGACCGGTATCTTGGCGTCCTTAATGCCAATGCGTCATACATTAGTTCGATATCCAATACGTCGGGGACAAAGACTGGGGACTTTTCAACGGCTTCCATCTTTGCTCCCGAGGAGAACGCTCAATGGGTGACGCACGGTCCGATAGTCGTAGCGGTAGATGGTCAGATTCTCGGGACTCTGAGTTCGTTGGAAACGGATACCCATTCGCTCTTCAATGAAACGATTGCAGTTCAAGTTCCTTACACCTACCTCTGCGAGACTTGTACCCACAGTTACAACAATCAGTTCTCAACTTCGGGGCCCAAGATATACGACTCTCAGGCTTCCGAATACGAGGACAAGATTGGTAGTCTGATTGGTAACGAAATAGGAGAGTGGAAGTGAGCGACATTAATTATAACCAACTCAAGAGTCGTGGCGACGTGACCTTTGAGTCGTTGCAGAATGGCAAAGGAGACGCCCCTCGGAACATGTCCGATAGGTTCTACAAGAACTATCAGACCATCGACTGGGGAAAGAAGAAAGCAGTTTCCCGTCCAGGGAAGAAGCAAGTATTCAAGTATCCTAGTCCAAGAGGCTAGGATCTAGCATGGCATCGTGGCGGAAGTTGGCATCGTAGGTTGCGTACCTGCGGGCCAGTTCCCGCCGCGTTGCCGTGACTATCTTATCCAGTTCTATGATGCTGGCTTCTAGATCCTCGGCGTATTCTTCACCATCTTCAATCTCTTGGATAATGGCACGGTGCTCAAGCTTCAGTGCTTCCAAATCTTTTCTAAGTTTTGAAAGCTTGGTTGCCTCCAGCTTAAACCATGTGGAGTATTTCACAGGCTTCTTCACGCCTTTTATATCCATAGAGAAAACGTAGTTGGCTAGATGCCAACTATCAAATTATTTATTTAAAAGGAACGGCTTCGTTCAAAGCCTGACGGCGACCCGAACATGACCAACATCCCTGCACATTCGTTCCGAGAGCTTTATCAATAGCCCAAGCAATCGGCTGGGCAATCGTATGAACCAGATCGCCAAGCCCACGGGTTCCTTCGGCACACGGTCCGTTGTGATTTACTTTACACAGGTAAGCGTGGATGGCGTCAACAATCTTGGCGTCCACCGGCAATCCGTTGTGCCTACGGTGCGAGACAACGGCAGCAATCAAATCCGTAAAACTACCAGCGTTAATGATCTGTTTAGTGTCTTCATCCTGGTAGATGAAACCAGACTGGGGATGAATCGAAGTATCCCGAAGATACTGCTGGCTCATTTCTTTTTTGACTTGCCGGCTGCTGACAAAGCAATGGCAATGATCTGGGCACGGGAACGAGGCTTGCCCATGGCTCCCCTAGCCTTGCCACTCTTCTTATTATCAGCGTACAATTCCCTGATGTTTTTAGAAACGTTTCGTCCTAATGGCATGTGATTACTTTCTTAGGTCAAGCTGAGAAGATATTTAAGTTGGTAGAGATTACCAAGAATTTCATCTCTAATATTTAAAAGATCGGTGCATTTGGGACTAATCAAAGTTGGGAATGTTTCAACCAAGAACGCAATCAACTTATCTGTATAAGCAAGAGCGGCTTCCACAGTCGAGTAGTTCTGCAAGTTTAACTTGAACGAAGACGACGAGATAATTCTGCCGTACCTTCCTTGGTAAGCTTCAATCAACTCGTCGGTATTCTCCCGCAAAGAATCCACAATCTCGTCAAACGATTTATGTTGGCTGAATGATTTGGTCTGCCAATGCAGAACTTTGTACTGATCAGCAGCGCCAATCAAAGTTGTCAAAATTAACTCACCGCCATTGGCCGGCGTTTGCTTCTCCGAAGTATAATACTTTTCGGTGGCTGTGATCATTCCGTCGGCCATTACATTCCCCTGTTCTTCAACCCACCACCCAAACCCTTAAGCCCACGGACGCTGGCTTTGGCAAACACATCTTTGCCATACTTCTTACGGCCAATCCAAGCAGCCAAAGCTTTGGGGTTTTCAGCGCCTTTCTTGGCAAGGGCAGACGTAAGTTTTTTAAACCCCATGTACATAAATGTTTATCTACTATGTTACCTTTAGATTTGCAACCTAGTATTTACCTTTCCTATTGGAAGGACTTGATTGCTTTGACCCACCAGGACCAGCCCAAAGATTCTTGCATGCCCAATATCTCGCCCCCAGTTTGCTTCCAGGATTGGCACAATGATGTCTGGCCCTGAACGACTTACGTGCAGCGGCCGAATAGTTATGGCCGTAACCTTTGGCTCCGAAGTGAACAATCTTTTCTTTGCCATTCTCACAAGCCTTGACCACCTTCTTCTTGCCCGCAATCCATGATGCCCGTGGCCGGTTGCAGGGCATATCATTCTTTGATGCGTGTCCGAGTGGCATATTACCTAGCCCCCAATCCGGAACGTCGGCGAAGACCCGATTGAATAACACCTGTTACCGGAGTGTTAAACGTTACGTTTTTCATAATAGGTTTCTCCTCTTTAGCCTGAGTTTTTTCTTGTGATCCTTCCTGTGTAAAACCTTTAGCCAAATCTTCAAAAGCTTTTGCCAAACTCATATCTGGTTGGTCTTTTTTATCTTCAACATTTTTGGCAATCTTTTCTGCCGCTGTTTTTCCCGCCTCTTCAGGAGTTTCCATATTCTTGGCAACTTGTTCAGCAGCTTTAGCTCCGGTTTCTTCCGGAGAATCTGGTAGGGGGGTTAATGCCTCAGACGTTATTGGAACTGGCGGATTATCTGGGCTTCCCCCAGCTCCGATTGGAGCACTTACTGCCTTAGCCAAATCGGATTGACTCATGGAGTTTATAAAAGAATCTCCAACGTCAGCCATTCCGCCTTTCTTCTTTGGTTGGACACCACCAAACTTTTGTTTCTCTAGGATAGACCCAAGACCCATCACATCCCCTTTAAACAAAGCTTCCTCTGCCGCCCGTCTTCGGGTAAGTCCTTCTAGAGTTTGCCCATCCGCTTTGTTCCACCTTTTAAATTCATTTGCCGCCCCCTCGTAATCGCCGGAGTTTAGCTTCTTCAACAAGGTGCTCGAAGAGAAATTGGTTGGCCCCACGTTGTAAGCAAAGCTGGACAATGCGCTATATTGTTGGTCGTTCAGCGGAACCTTTACCTTTTCTTTGACTGCCGTGGCGTATTTGTTCTTGATCAGGTCTGGCAACATTTTTTCGGCCGTCGCCTTGTCAATTGAATACCCTTCCCGGATCTCTGGGATATCATGCTTCGTAAATCCATAACCCACGGTGAGCGTTCCACGTTTCTTCTTATTATCAATATCATAGTAGGACGTTGGCTTGAAAGACTCAAAAGTCTTCACCAAATCCAAAGCCTCTGGCACAATGGCATTCCCACCGGAAGCCTTCTTGTTTACCGCGTCAACAAATGAATCTGCCATATTATTTGCTCCTTCCTAAACCTTTCCAACTGATTCTCTCCGGCCCTTTCTTTTTCTTGGAGGCCGATGTACACATGGACATGGTTGGACGACAAGCTGGGTAACTTCCCTTGCTAGAGTCTGAACGACCACACGGCCCCCCAGTCTTGCAATTGACCCAGCCCTTTCCGTTGTTCCTCTTGAACCACCCGTGCAACCCATACTTTTTCTCCAGTTCAAAGCCCATTGCCGTTCCCCATTGCATCTTCAGCACTCTGAAGGGTTGGTTCGGTTGAATTCCAATTCGACCATCCGTCTTCCTCAAAGTCCCAGCACCCAGACATGCCCAAAGAAATTGCTGGTATCAGAATAACCCACCACCATTTCATTTGGACTTACCCCAATTTTTAGCCCCGACCTTACGGCATTGAACCAAAGCTCCGCTGGCATAAGCCGAAGGCCAGACTTTATACCGAGCCTTGACCTTGCTATAGCAAGCGTCTTTTGATTTGTTTTTCCTACCTAAAGGCATACTCTCTTATCTCCTACAAAAGGGCTGGACAGTCCAGCCCCAAACCCCTAACAAGAAAGGTATATTAACCATGAGAAAGAAACTAAAAGAGAACCCCAACGTAGCCATGCCCGGAGACGCCTTGCGGGAAGCATTCACCAGCCTACCATCAGCCGTTAAAGAAGAGGTTTCCGATCCTACTTTCTGGGTTGCCCTTCTTGTCTTCATTGGTTTTCCTACTGTGTACTACTTCGGTACGGCGGTTGTCTTTACGGTCATCCCACACACCATCTGGTCTTTATTTTTTCGCTGACCGGATCTGCGCTTCGATCCGAGTAATAGCGTAGTTCTTGGACTGTTGGGCCAAGTTTTCCAGTCTTTTTTGGGCCCCCGCTTGGTCTCGGATTGCTTGCGTCGCCAACGCTTTAGCCATGGATGGCGTGAGGATTCGCTTGAGATACTCGCCATCGTACTTGGAATAATCGTAGTACTCCTCGCGAGTCATCTTCCTCTGTTCCATCTTTCCACCTTTAAAATCTTTAATCTTTGAATTAATGCTAACCCCAGGGACAAACAACCCAGCTTTGATAAGCGGGGTAAACACGGGGTGTTCTTTAACTTCGGGCAGGAACCCGAGACGTTTGGACGTGGCGGTCCAAGGATAATCCCTGATCTCCTCGCCCAAGCGATTCAACATAGGCTTGCCAAATACCACGGCCAAAGGTGTCTGACCGACCAACCAACCACCCGTGGTCGAGTTGAGTTCCTTATAGTCCACCACTTTGACCTTTCCGTCCGGCCCAATGTTCAAAGTCTTGGTCAACCATCTCGCCATCCCCGGATTGAGATACCCTCCGGTATAGCTCTGAAGAAGTCTCTTGGCTTTATCACCAGGGTCTCCGCCATCAGATACCGCGTCGAACAATACCTTGGCCCCAGACAACAAATTTTTATCTAGGATTGTATTTCCTACCGAGAGGGCAGCAGTTGCAGCTACAGTCCCAAAGTCTTTCTCAGATAGTTTACCGTATCTCCATTGGTCGGATACCAAGGCGAGAGATCCGAATACCAAGTTCAACCCGGGGAAGTCGGTGTGTTTAAACCGCAGAGGTCCGATCTTAACCGTGTTCTCAGTCCATCCTGATTGGCGAAGTTGCTCACGTTTGTTAGGGTCTGTAGGTCCGCGTCCAGTCACAGCAAAATAAGCTTCGTCCCAATCCTTATCCATATCCTTCATAGCCATTCCAATAATCGAGAAGGTGATGAGCGAGCCGAAGAAAGCTTTGGCTTGTAGCTGGTGGTACTCAACGCTTCCCTTCTCCGGCTTTTCGAAAGCGTAGCTAGAGTTGCGGATGAATGGGCTGAGATTCCCCAATGAGAATCCGTTTGCCCGCGCCCAACCATACGGGGTGTAGTCCAAACTGGAGTTGATAATGTTGGCAATCGTCCGAGGGAACGCGGCAAACGGGGTAAGAAGCTTGGTTTTCCCAGCAACCTGTCCGATCACGGCTTCACCCAAGTATCCAATCATACCAGTGGGTTGATTGTTGAACGTTGCTTTCTGCGTGAAGTTACGGATCTTAGCTATACCTTCGCTTCCAATCTTGCTTTCATTGGCGATGAATTGTTCCCTCAACTGCAAATACCGACGCCGTCTTCCAGCTTCAATCTTTCTTTTCTGGCTATTGTATTCCATGGTGTTAGGTTTAAGACCCGCCAATGTTCCGAACTGTCCCGACGCTTCTTCCTTATTGACCTGTTCTTCAATGGCTTTCATTCCAGGGCTGAAGGCATTGAACAATTCGTCCATCTTCTTGGTCGCCTGTTGGGAAGTCAGACCATCCTTCATCATCGAATACCTAGCGGCCATTCTGGTCTTAGCTTCGTTTGCAATAACGGAATTGTAAGTATCTGCCGCAGCCATGGCACGACCGACGATCTTCCAAGAAGCAAGGTAATTCTTATAATTCCAAGGCTTGGTCGTATCAAATTTCATCATCTCCAGCGGTGAAAGTTGTGATTGGGTTTCGTTCCTAAACCTGGACAACCCTGTGGCGAAAGCGTCGCTAGCTTGCTCGACGCCCATCTTCCCGACTGCTTGGACGTATGCGTTGAGCGCATCGTTGAAAAACTCTCCGAAGGTGGCCTTCTTACCCAATGCTTTGGATGCCTTATAGTAGGCTCGGGCTTCAGTCAACAATTCAAACAACACATTTAGATGAGTGGCTCCCAAGTTAACCAACTGTGTCGGTGGTCCGGACAATACACCGGCTTTCCAAATAGCGGCTGCCACATCCAGCTTTCGCCCAACCGCATCCCAACCCTTCTCTTGCTTGTGCAATTCTTCTGCAATGAAGGCTTGAAGTTCCGCCCCTTTAGTGGCTCTCTGATCGGAACCTTCCGGCATTCTCTCCATTTGATCCGCAATACCCTTGATCTTTTCGACGACCGCTGGGTCCCAAGTTGGCAGGTTGAAGCGATCCGCGATGGCATTATAAAATTTCTCTTCATCGAAAGCCCCAAGGTTAACCAACTCCATGAGCTGTTGCATTGTGGTCTTGGGGTCTCTGGAAGCCCTCTCGCCAACACGCTTTACGATATTCTCCAGTTGGCGTTGCCCGTCCTTCTTAACAATCTCTTCGTACCGTTTCGCCATCTGAGTAGCCAGATCGCTTGCCTGTTGCTCGGACAACTCCGGCAACTTCTCTTTGATTAAGGCCAAGATTGATTGCAGACTTGCCCCACGCTTGGTCATGTGTTTGCGGGCTTCGGCTTTGAAATCAATTATCTTCTTAAGCAAGCCGTCTACGCCAGCTACTTTGCCAGCATCAAACTTCTTGGCTATCAGTTCTTCCAGGTTTTTACGTTGCTCGGGCGAAAGACGTCCTTCGGCACCCGCGTCAATGATTCGGTTGTCCTCATTGAGCTGGCCCTGGAGGTTGGTCTGCACCTCGTTGAATACTTGTTCCGCCAGCTTGATCCTCTGCACCATGTCGAGTAGTCGTTGTTCCGCCGGCCGAGTATCTTCCGTTGCCGCCTTCTTGGGATCAAGTTCTTGTTTGAACTGAGCGTTCACCATCTTGCGAACTTGGTTCTCCAGCTTCTCGAAAGACCCTTTTGGCATGTTCTCCTTGGTTACACCAAGAGAACGGATAACCCTCTCGGTGATTACGTCCGAGGCATACTTGGCCAAGCGAACCAGCGGAGGAAGATTATCCTTGGCTGTCTCAACTGGTTCTTGCGACGAGGGCTTCTCGCTCTGGGTTGTGTTGAAGAAATCAAATACCAACTGCAAGGCTTGGTTACGTTGCTTGAGGGCGGGAGCATCAGCTTTACGTTTCGTAAAGTTCTCTTGGACGACAGCCGTCTCGGAACCCCTATTAGTCTTGAGACGGAGAGCCACAAGCTTGCTGAATAGATTCTTGTCCTTGGCCAACAGCTTCTCGATGGCTTCGGAAGCGGATAGCTTCTTGAAGTCGACCGGGGCAACACCTTCTGGTCCTACAGCAGCGGCTCTGGAGTCTTCCAAGGCCAACATTAATTCGTCGTACGGGATACCAATGCGTTGCAGGTACGCTTCAAAAGTCTCGTTCTCAAGGGGAGCCAAATCTCCAAATGCGGACAAGAGTTTAAAGAAATTACTATCCGCTGGAGGGGCATAAGAAACCCCACCTGGTTTTAAAGGAGGTAAAACTTTTCCTACGGCTTCATCAATTGCCAACCCAGCAATCGTAGCCTTTAACTTCTCAATCTCTGCCAATAGGTTTGTCACTTCTTCCTTGTGGGCCAAGGCTGATTTCTGTTGTTCAGAAATTGGTCCGGTATAAAGCTTGGCGACTTCGTAAGGCAGGAACATCGAGGCCAGCGTACGCAACGACCGCAAGTCTTGTCCTGCTCTTGTCCCAAGATCCTGTGCCCGAGATAGGACCTCGGTAAGATTGTTGGATAGGTACTGCCGTAGAGCCTGTCCTTCAGGAGTGGTTCCCTTGGCTTCCATGCGGGCAACATGGGCGAACAAAGCGTTGCGTAGTCTCTTTCCGATAACCCCCAGCGTAACGACTCGGTCTTGGAACGGCATATTCTGGACGCCATCCAAGATCCGTTTGGCATGCATGACATCCCCACCAGGTGAGTTGTCATCCACAAACTTGTTGGCTTTGGCAACCAAGTCCTCGTCTTCAAAAGGAATGTATGTGCGTTCAGACAATGCCTTGACCACATCTTCCGGCATGGTTCGAAGGGCTCGGTTTAAAGATTGGGTGTAGTTCGGGTCGATCGAGGATGCCAAAGGAATATTTGTTTTAGTAGCTACTGGCGGGATTATTTCTATTACTCTCGGTGAGTTAACATCATACTTCAAACCGAGAGATCCAAATAAATTCGGTTTCTTTCCGATTAAATTAAACTCATCATCGTAGACTCGTGGCTCAAAAGTAGATTCGTAGTCTTGAATATCCAAACGCTTTAGCCAATCCCCGAATAGTTCATTTTCTTTCGGTCTTGCCTCGTCAATAGAAGCAAATTGTTTATTTCCGTTTTCATCAAAATAGTTATCTACAATTCTATTTAAAGCCCTCTCCACATTTAATCCGCCCCTCTCCAAAATCTTAATCGCGTCAGTTGCTTTTTCTTGTTTGAATACTCGGTTAAACCCATTGGTTTCCGGAGCCAAAATGCTCATTCCCTTTTCATCCAGTTGTTTCGCCAAGGTTTGATACTTCTTAACAAAGACATCGTCCTGTGGGATTGATATGGCGTTCGGATCTATAGAAGATGCCAACACGTCAGCCGTCTTAGTCACACCGCCCGCCACCAATTGTTCCCGCATCTTGCGGATCACATCGTCACGGATTTCATCAAAATCAATATTGTTCAGCCCATACTTGTCGCTCAACTGGGCTCGGGTCAAAGGCGAGGATTTAGGGTCGGCTGTGAAGTTAAGGATATCCACTTCCATCTTGGTAAGGCCAAGCTTCCTTGCCGCGTTAGCCAACAGTTTTCCAGCTTCACCAAGTTCCGCCTCCATCCTAGCCGTACGTTTATTTGCAATCTCGGCGTCAACGGAAGAAATCTGTTCTCCGTCAGCCAAGTTAACTTCCTCGATCTCTTGTTCTTCATCCGCAATATTTGTAGGTAGAGTCCCCATTTCTTGGGCGGTTTCTTTCTCGATTCCCGTGTCAATCTTTTGCTCAACTGTCTTCAACTCTTCTTCCAAATTCTTGGGCGCAACTTCTGGTGATACTCGATCTTCAAGTTGTCCCAAGGTTAAATCTTCTTTTGTGCTCTGAATAGCTTCAGCCTCTTTCTCAGCTTGTACTTCTTCAGAAGACGTCGGGACAAATCCTGGGGCTTGTAGACTGACTTCTACAGCTTGACGCCGTGCCATCTTTTCCTTTTCCTCTAAAATTTTCTGTCTGGCAATTTGGAACAGATATGTGGAAAACTTGGTGCCAGACTCTTCGTTGAATGTTTCCACCGCTTCTGGTATGGAAGCGTACACAAGAGACTCAACCTCATCTGGGTCGGTTGTGCGGAAAGCTTTCTTCAAAGCCCCGATAACGGATCTCCTCCACAATCCACCTTCTCCCGTCGCCGGATCTCTAGGGCCAAGTTCTTTTGCAACTTCATCATACAAAGCTTTCTTGTTAGCCGAAGTCTCTTGAGCTTGAAGGATTGCATTCGGATCAATACTGGACGCCAACTCGCTCCCCGGTATTGCTGTCCCCTTTTCCCCACTGGCCGCACGTATTTCAGCAGGAGAGCTGTTGGTCAGCAGACTGACAATAGCGTCGTAGTATTTATCGACATATGTTTTACGGCTTTCCCGTTTAGTCCCCAATCCAATCAGTTTTGAGAAGTAGTTTCTCAAAGTCCCTAACGAACGAAGGATCGGGCGAGTGGCAAACGCCTTGAGAGTATCTTCCGTAATGCTCCCAGTTAGACGTTGCTGGATAAGACCACGGAGATATTCTTCAGCTAGTCTACCAGGTCGGCCTTTGTTAAACTCCGCTATCACCTGCTCTTTGGTCTTGCCTTCGAACGTCACGCCCAATGCTTGGGCGTATTTGCCAACGATCTCTTTAATCTGATCCAAGGACAAGCTGTTCTCAATCTCTTTGTTCTGAGCGTCGTAAAACGCTTGGAAAGCCTCTTGGGTTTTTTCTGCTGGGTTTGTTTTAAGAAAAGCTTGATACATGGCCAACCCGTGGTTGGCGTGGAGAACTTCTTCGGACAAAGCCTTAACAAAGAAACTGGCTGGATCGGACACTCCCCTGCTCGCAAAGCTTCTGAGCAGTTGATCTGGGTCAACGTAAAGAGTATCCAAATTAAACACGTCACGGGGGTTAGCGTACACACCACCACCGTAACCTTCCCTACGTAGTTTAACTTTCTTGAGATTAGTGAACGTCTTCTTTAGGTCTGTCCTCCCCCTGCCCTCCGCCACCTTCAATGTTTGCTGGGCATTGGCAAGTGCATGGTTGAGGATGTTAAGGAGAGCACGTAGTTGAAGTTCGTTTTGGGGCGAGAGTGTGCCCCCAAAATACCTCGAGACCGATTCCGCATCCAATTCCAACTCTCCAAGTTCCGCCCCGATCTTTTTGACCAAGGCTTCTAGTTCTGCTTTGGCTTTATCTAATCTCTCTTGGACGGGGACTTGGGTGGTTGGTTCGCCCTCTGTAGGTGCCACAGGTTGACCAGCTTCTCTAACCGCTGGCTGTGCTTGTGCAACTCCGGGCTGTCCGGGGGCAGGTGCTTGAGCTTCGAGACCTTGGGTTTTTTGTTTTTCAATTTGATTGGCGAGAATGTCCTTTGCCTGAGTTCTATCTAGCCCCTCAATGTCCGCTGGTAAATACCCTAACTTCGCAAGAGCTTGGGCTTGCTTCTTTGTCGGAGGTAGTTTCTTTACTGCCGTAGTAGATTTAATTTGTGTTTTTTTGGTGGGTTGAGGTGGGAGTCCTTGAGCTACAAATTCATCAATTTTTGATTGTTTATACCCAAGGGCATCACCTAAAAATCTCCATCTGTCAGGAAGCAATTTGTTCTTTTTTTCCCTTGATAATTTTGACTGTTCCTCAGACATTTTGTTCCAGCTATCCAAGATTGATTGATCTCCCCAAATAACTTCAAACAGGTTATTCCGAAGGGGTTTAATCTGAGCATTCTCAAATCCCGGCTTACCTTGAATTTTAGACAAAGCATTTTGAGCATCATTTTGGGATTCGTAGGTTTCCCCCAAACCAATTTTTCTTTTCCCCCCAACAGGAACAAAAACCCTATCGCCAACCGTAACCGCTTTATCCAACAATGATAGATCGTCAAGACGTTGCTGGTAATACTCAATGTCGTCTTGAAGGGTGCGTATTGGTTTGGCTCTTACAAAAGGCTGTGTTGCCGGCGTTATTGGAGGTGGAGTAGGAATGACAGGAGCTTTAGCCTCTTCCGCTTTCACGACTTGGGCGGTTGCTGGTGCTGTTTTCGCTAGTGTAGCTTTGGCCTCAGGAGTTACGGGCAACGGTTCTGCTGGTGTTGAAATAGGAGTTTCCGGTGCGAGGGTAGGAGCAGGAGCTTCAGCAACGGGAGCCGGTGCTTGAGTTTGTGGGGCAGGTGTTTCAGCAACCGCCGGGGCTGGGGCTGGAGTAGGAGCAGGAGCGGGAGATTCGGGAGCTTGGGTTTTTAATACTGGTGGCTCGAGTACCGGAGGAACGGCACCTGGAGCAGTTGCAACTTCTGCTTTACTTATCGGAGTTTGAGCCTGTTGGTTTAGTAATTCTAATTGACCAGCCTTAAAAGCTTCTGTCGCTCTAGTCTTTTCCTCTGGTGTCAGGGTGTTAAATAAATTCTGTTCCCCTGTTAGAACTGCATTCTCTCCCTCAATGCCCAAAATTTTTGCCTTCTCCCCAATCGTAAGCCCATTATAAAACTTCTCAATATTATCGTTCGTAGCTTCTTGCCCGAGGATTTTAGAATACTTCCCAGCCTTATAGTCGTCAACCTTTTGTCTGAGAACTTCGTCCGCTGTCATGGGGGAATCGTTTACCAACAGGCTATGATATGCGACCCCCACACCTTCCAGACCAGCCATTGGCAATCCAGCAAAAATTTCTTCAGCGACTTGTTTGGCATCTACATTTATTTTTTCACCTGTTGCCACTTTCCCAGCCACTTGAGCTCCAGTTTCTCCGACTCCCTCCATAACGACTTGAACAGGGGCTTGTTTCGCAAATTCTTTTGCTAACCCTCCAACCCCAGCCTTTGCGATTGTTTCAGCGGGAGCGGCAATCAGTTTACCCAAGCCCAAAGCCCCCAATTCAGTACCGGTAATGACAACCCCACGTGCCGTCGTGTAGGCAACGGCTTGCTTTTGAAAGTCTGAGTCTTCCAAGACCGATTGAATTGCCTTAGGGTCCAAGGGATCTAATCCACGTTTCTGAACCTCGTCGTTTACCAACTGGTCAAAGCTGACCAATGTATCAGTCACGCCACCCAATACGGCACTTGTGCCCAAGCCAACGGCCACACCTGCGGCTGGAGTCCCGATAGCCGTTGCCGCACCGCCGGCAGCCAACGAAGCACCCATGGCGGGAAGATTTGATCCAATGCTTTGGGCAAACATTGGCAACATAATGTCGATAGGGTTGGTAACAATATCTTTTGCGGCTTCAAAGAATCCTTGATTCTTAGAACCGTATTCCCTCATCTCAGGGCTTACATATCGGCTCTGCGTTTTTAAGTTATTCGTTGCGATAAGTTCAGCGGCTTTTGCCGGATCAGCCGCACCAATTGCGGCACCGTACCCAACAACTCCTGACTGCAAGGAGTTTAACCCAGACTGACCCTGTTCAATTAGTTGTTCTGCGTAGGTGGGGGCTTGTGTCCTAAATTTCTTTAGCTTTTCCTGATCGGCGATAGAGGAGAAGAATTCGTCAGCCGTTTTAGCATCATCCTCGGTGTTAAGTGCACCAATTTCGGTGAGATGCTGTAAGGAGTATTGTTTCCATTGGTCAAACAACTGCTGTTTTTGACCTTGATCCAGCTTCTCAAAGTCAGGGTCTGCCTTGTAGTCATTCCATGTCTTAAACCCTTGTTCTTGAGGGGCTTCCTCAACGACTGGTTCTGGGGTATACTCCGCCGCTTGCTTGAATAAGTCGGCTTGTTGTAGGTCAACCGTACCCTGATCCTGCGTTCCAAATGGATTTTGCAGGATATCTTCGGGTATCTCGGCCATAAGAATCTAGATACCAAAAATTGCCCATTAGGGCAATCTTATCTTACGGAAATAGTGGGTTGGTTCTTGGCTCGGTAGTCTGCAACAACCTTTTCAAGCTCTTCTTGATACGCTTTTGTCGGGTTTTCCCCCTTGGCTGCCCGAGCATTTGCCGCAAGTTGAGCCTTGGCTCGAAGCCTACGGACTTCGGCTAGTTGTTTCACATCCTTGGACACACTTTCAACCATAGGAGCCACCTCAGATACGAATTGAGCAGCCCGGACAGGAGCTGGTAGAGGGGCCAAAGTTTTGGCTAATCCCTTTCCAACTGCGAGACCCATGCCACCAACCGTTTCGGCTGCCTGTAGCCCACGTTCCAGCCTTTGTGCTGTTGGGCTCAGTAGTTCTTTGGCTATATCGGGAGTTGTCACAGGGGAAATCTGGGAAGCTTTTGCCTTCTCCTGCTCAGAACCAGAGAGAATGTCCTTGATGCTGGGGGCACCCGAAGGAACAGTCTGTTCTTTAGCAGGAGCAGGAGTTGTGGCACTAGGTTGAGGTTTATTTCCCGTGGTGATATCGGGTTGTTGGCTCATCCTCCTTGCGGAATCCTCGTAAATTGCTTTCCAATTCTGGTACTTATTGTAGGCTTCATCCCTGTCTTGAGCCTTGAGTTGATATTCAGCGGTATTTTTATCAATATCTTTCAACGCCTCATCAGCTGCGGTAAACGCTTGCTTGGCGGCATCCATGTTAATTTCAGCGTTCTTAACTGCGGTGATATTGGTTTCGGTGTACGCACGTTCTTGTGCCGTACCACCCGTTCCACCAGCACCGGTTCCGGTACCCCTCCCAAGTTTAGGCGTCTCGAATCGAACGCTCATCTCACCACCCTTCACATCAACCTGCTCAACCGGTATGCCAAGCTTGGATGCCCTGATAGTAGCCTCTTCCTGTAGGCGACGAGCCTTATCTTTCTCGAGGTCCGCAAATCCAGACCGCAACATTCCTTGATACATCAGCATATCGTCTATGTTTCCTTGGGCCATGGCCTGTTTTAGCTGGCCTAAAATAAAGTTCCCAGAAACAGGACCGACGTCTTCTGGAAGATTCGGATCTGTAAACTTTAAATTCCCAAGTTCACCGGTACCAAGTAAAGTTTTAGCTTGGGCGATTGTTTTATTAAAAACATTCTCTTGGTAGTTCTGAGCCCTTTGGCGATACTGGATTAACATCTGGTCCAGAACTGCCTTGTACCCGGGATTGATTCCCTTCTCCAAAACAAAATCAGCCATGACGTTTTCAGCGTTAGGCCCATAAGCACCTTGGGGTCCAAGTCTGCGGTCCAGTTCTTCCTTCCATGAAGGGGCCAACTGCAAAGCCTCTTGGGAGTTGTTGTAGGTTTCTTTCTGAATTTGCAAAGCCCATTGAGCTTGTTGGGCATTTAGATCAAAGTTACGTAGTTGAGCTTGCTGATACTCTTTCTTTAAATCAAAGTCACGCTGTCCGGCTTGGAAGTTGTATTCCTGCTGGTCTTTGGCGAGTTGGAAATTACGGTCGGCATTGATCATCTCCTGTGCGAACTGGCGTTCACGCAGGGACTGCATTCGGTTGGCGTTTAATATGTTGGTCGTGGCATCCCATTGACGGATGAAATTATTCATCGATTCCTGATCACGGGCGGTCTGGTTGCCAGCTACCGCCGCCGCCGCGCTCATGTCGATACCCCTGAATTCTCCCGGAAGTTGATAAGCCTGTGCCATATTAGAACTTAATACCGCCAACAGAGAGCGGATATTGACCTCCGTAAGATCCCATGTTTGAAGGACTCAGGAAATTGTTTAACGGATTCGAGGCATTCCCAAAAAACGGACTATTGAAAGAAGGAGTGGAAGAACCAGTTAAGTTCATACCCGGCATACCCAAAGCACCACCGCCACCACCCATCAACCCACCGCCGACAAAAGAAGAAGCCATCTGTCCGAGCGGAGCGATAAGTCCGCCAGCTTGTCCAGCTCCTGGGGCAAATCCGCCACCCCCAATAGCGCTTCCGATACCAGACCCAAGCATTCCTCCGATTGCGGTTCCGACTCCTGGCATAATGAATGACCCGCCAACTGCCCCGAGGATTCCGCCAATGGTACCGCCAAGACCGCCACGGCTCTGGGATTGTTGCACGTCGTAGTTATATTTGTTCATTGCGTTTTGATTCGCAATGTTTGCCTCATCCTGAGCAGCTTTTAGCTGTTCTCCCCGCAACTGCCCCGTGGAAAATAAATAATTTTGCGCCTGTTGCGGGCTTAAGTACTCGGACATCTGCAAGAGCCCGGGGATGGCAGACATGCCTTGAGTTTGCAGGTCCATCGATGTTTTTCCATACGACGCCGCTTCACCAAAAATTGCCGCTTGGCTGGTAGCTGGCAAACCTGCCGCCATATTTCGTTCAGCTAATTGTCGCTGGGCTTGTGCTTGGACGTCCGCTGAAGGGGTTCCAGACAGCAATTGATTCACCAAATTTGTCGTTTGCTGTGCTGCGCCAAGAGTTCCCGGAAGTCCTGTTTCTAACTCTGTCCTAAAACCCAAATTTAATGTTCTTGCAAAACCAAATAAATCGGGCAATTGTTCCTTTTGCCCTAAGAACGTGCCAAATGTTTCGGAAAGTGGCACTTGTCTGGGTGCTACTAACTGTGGCGGTTTAGGTGGTTTCTTACTTCCCATATTAGGCCATCCTCTCCGCTAAAGCCCAAGGAAGAACTCGCATACGTTGATTATACTTAGCGCCTTGGAAACAAACCCAATTACGCATACCCGAAAGAGCCATTCCATTACGGACCAGTTCAGTACGTACTGACTTGTCTTCGGATGCCAAGACAACAACCGCCACGCCTTTTCCATTAAAGTCATTCTCCCAACTGTAAATGTCTTCCGGTTTGTCCACAAATTGCAACGCCAATACCCCGTCAATCTTCCCCTTATTGTTTTGGTGAATAATCAACTGGCCCAAGTCGGCAAAGAACTTAATCATGTCCTTCAAATCCTTGCGGTTCCAATGCCGATAGAAGGGGATTTTCTTTTCGACGTAGGTTGTCACTTGACCATTGATATCTTTCATTTTAAGCCATTCGTCAATAATTGGTTGCGTTACCGGATATTTCCAATTTCCCCCATAGCCCACGCCGTACCCTGAACTTGCATGCTCAATCTGTTTCCGCCACGCTTCTGCTGAAGCTCATCCCGCAAAAGTTGAATGGCCTTTTGCTCGTGGAAAGTGTAGAAATCGGGTTTCTCGGTTTGCATGAAAGCGGTAACCATTTCCAACAAAGCTGGGTAATTACCAACAATCATAGGGTCAGAATCTTGGGTTTTGGCCGACCAGCGAACGGACCCCAAAATAGTCAGAATACAAGGGTCTTCCGGGTTAGTCGGGCGATTGACGAATATTTTTCGTTTAGCCACCAGACCCCCATAATTGGCGTCAAAAACCGCCTCTTCCCCACGATCCACAACCAACAACCCCCCAGTATTTTCAACAGTCCGGTACCCAGGACCGTTTTCATGGAAGTCGTATTCGCGAGCAAACAAATCCACCCGCTCAGAGTTGAAAGAACAAAACAAAATAGACTCAATATCATGCGGAAGATACATCTCTCCGCTGGCTGGAACCTCGACATCAAACTGCCGAATAGACCCGTACCAAGACCCCCTAGTCAAAAGATATTCTTCGGCTTTGTCGATAAGATGGAACAAAACAGAATCATCAGTGATTAACCCATCCTTTAGGTCCAAGGCCATACGGGCCCTAACCCAACCAATTGTACCTTCGACGGTGGACGACACAAGGGATTGATAGTTTAATCTTCGTGCGCCCTCCAAAGTTTTATCTGTGACCAAAGCCAAACGCTCGACCGCTTTTTGTTCAAATACTTGAGCCAAATCAAGTTGTCCATTCTGTTCCCTCCAAAGGGCAAGGAGCATAAGGCGAAGGGCATCCAAGTCTTGAATAATCAACAGATCGGTGCTACCGGCGGCTGGAACAAAGTTTAACTTGCCAGTAACCTCAACCGAAGAGGGAAGCGGATTGATCCCAGAAACTTGGTACGACCGATAATCGGCGGAGCTTGCCGGTTTATTGACCTTCACTAAACTCTCGCTGTTGGATAAGAAAGCTTGCTCTCCGTTTGTAAGGAAACCATTAGGCATGTTGGTCGAGGTGACTCGCAGGATTGTGCTGAGCCCAAACCCGGCAAAAGTCGAGATATCTCCTGTTGAATCGGGGAGGGTAAATATCCCGGCGTTTACTGGAAGGGAATATTTAGCCAGCACCCCAAGCCAAGAACGAACCGCATAGAGGCGTCTCTGCGCCTCGTTAATGCGGGCGATGACGCGAGTGTCATCTTGGTAGACGCCGTTGTCGACGTATACAGAAAGCGTAGCCTTGGCTTCTGCTAGGGTAATGGCCATGGCTTAGTTGAGGATCTCGGGCCAGATGGCTTTGATTTCCTCGGGGGTATTTCCAGGAATTGGCGTAACGGTCACGTCGCGAAGCTCTTGTTTTTTAGACGCAATCTCCAATTTCTTCTGCTCGTCATTCACTTCAACTGCCTTCATGTATTCTATATCCAAGGCTCCAAGTTTTGGAGCTCTCGCAACTCTCCATTTATTTTTCCATATCTCCTTGGCTTTATCAATATTAACGACAATACTCATGGTTTATACTCCCAAGCACTTCTAAAAGTGCGGTCTGTTGGTATTTCAGATAGGTCTACAATTTTATATTCTACTCCAATCGGGACATCTTTGGCCGCCAGTTCTTCTATGGTCCCCGTCCATTCCGGACTGGGAATAACTATACACACTCCCCCATTTCCATTCGGATAGATTATTCTTTTATTCATAAACAAATTAAGTCCCAAAAACTACAAAAGTAGCAATGCTCGGGTCGTAATAAGTAAATTTTGAATATGTCGGGCCAGATTCTGTCCAATCGTAAGGCCTACCAAACGCAGCTCGGCAATAAGTAGTATTAACCGCGTTAGTATTTGTTGAAGATGGGTACAACATGGAGATAAACACAGCGGGAGCACCATTCTCCAGAAGACCACCAAGGTTACCAGAAACAACAACAGAAGAAGTTGCGTTACCCATGGCAACAGTAAAATTAATAGTCATATCACCTGTTCCATTGTCTGTCACGGAAGTTACATTAAAACTGCTTCCCGCAGGGATAACAAAATTCCCGCTAGAACCGTCTACGAAAACCCAAGCCTTAGCAGTTCTTTTGGCCACGTTGTTTGCTTCCGTACCGCTGGTCGATAACATCGGATAGGTAATTGACCCAGAAGCCGGAACGGCTAGTGCGGCAATATCGGAAACTAATCCTTTTTTCGTATTTCCAGAATCGCTTGTGTCTGATATGAGAACATAGTCAGCGTTTGCAACAGTAACTGCTGTCGCTTGGGTAATATAATTTTTAAGGTAGTCGACAAACCCACCGCTAACCGTAATTTTTAAAATCGGGTTAGTTACGCTGGTAGTGTCAAACCAAATTACGTCCGCAGTCAAACCGGAACTGGTGGTGGAGAAAACAACCTTGCTACTAAGAGCATACGCTGGAACATCCAAGTACTGTGCAAACAGTTCGAGAAGATCCTGCGGTGTTCCATAGCAGGTATTGGAGGGGAGGATTCCTGGAATTAGGGCCATATAATTATCCTACAATCATTACTGAAACAAAGGGTGATTCAGAGTATGCTGCAGTATTAGATTGAACACAAGAAATTTGACCAGTATTATTTACGGTTTGGCTATAACCATAGATATAACCTAGAGTAGGAATTGCAGTATAGGGAAAGCCAGAAATTGGGTTAGAAGCAAAAGCCGAAATAGAATAATTTGCGTTTGGCATTGCACTTGTAAAGTAAATAATGAAATTTGCAGTACCCACACGAAGAACATTTGCGACATTTCCGCTTCCGTAAATAAAACGATTTGTATTTGCCAAAGTCGAATTGCCACCAGAATCACGAGTTAGGTCAAAAGTTACCCAAGCTCTTACGCCGTAAACAGGCGCCGCACCCACGGCAGTAGACAGTTTGGTGGCAGAATCAGAATTTCCAACCAACGCACCCGTGAAGGTCGTGGCCGTGATGTTTCCAGCTTGGGTAATGACAAGCTTGTCGGCACCGTTAATAGTAACGGCACCGCTCGTCCCGCCTTCGTCTGCCCTAAGTCCTATGCTCATACAGTCCCTTCCGCAACTGGTGGCAACGGCTTGTTCCCTTGGGAAACCCATTGCAAATACTGTTGGTAATCCATGTTATCGGGATCAAACGGTATGACTGCACTATCCTCCGTTCGGAGAATACAATTCATAATTTCTTTAGTTACCGGATTAGTTACTTCTCTGTACATATTATAACTCCGCACTAGCCGTGTTTATTGTCCCGGCATAACCAGTTCCGACTGAAACCGTCATGTATCCTCCGTCTTTGGTGGCGCTTATCGAACCGCTTCCCGTAAGAGTCGGAGATGCTCGCATTTGGACTGGCCAAGGGAAAGAAAAGGCAGCGACATTTGCTTGGGACGCGATGGAATTGGTAATTCCCGGCGAAGAAGCAGCAAAATAGTATCTTCGGCATAAATTTAATTCGGTTGTGATGGGGCGTCGTTCAAAAGGAGAAGCCACCGGTCCGGCTTCAAGTTGTAAATTGGTGATTATCCAATTATTACTATTATTTAAAGCCCCAACAGAAAAAATAATTTCAATCCCTCTGTTGGCAATTGGGATAGAAAGTTGCGCGGTATACAAAGCATTGGTAGAGGTTATGTTAAAAACTCCAGACGCAAATTGAATTTTGGTTGGCGCAGAACGGGAGCCGTACGTGTCTATTGTCGTTAACGGGTAATACGCCGCCCAATTCACTTGGGTAAGTGAAGAGCTCGAAAGATTAACAGACATAGTTGCAGTGGAACCTGAAAGATCCTGAATTTCAGAAGCTTCTAAACGGGTTCCAAATTCAATTGCTGTTGTTGATGCACCACCAACGAATCGATAAAAACAAAGGTTTGTGCCTGTAGTGGAGGTTAATCTTTGCCCGGTAACGTTATCGCCAGCGCAATAAGCAAAAAATCTGTCTACACAATAAGTATAAAAATTACCCGCTGTGATTGTTTGGGCTCCTCCGTTATTCCTTTGATCTATTCGCATCGCCCCGTTAATGACTTTATTTTTGAACGATTGGTTGGGAAGTTGCGGGATGGAAACAAAACCGGAAGAATCTACGGTTAAGATATCTTGGGTTGTCGCCCCGTTGTTTCCTCTGGCCAACTTAATTGTTCCGTCCGGAGAAGAAGGAACCGACAAAGTAAAGTTCTGGGTAGCCGTTGCCGACTGACCGATCTGAACTGCGTTGGTTTTTAGCAAGCTCATCCTACAATCTCCACCAAAGTTATAGTTGAAATTCCAAGCATAGTATAGGGATTATTTATATTACTATATGTAGCATTAAGATAAAATGCAGCTGACGTTGCCGTCCACAAATAATACTGTATTTTGTACGTCAGGTTTGAAGTTGAGGACGGGCTATCAAGATAAACATGAGTGTGGCCTTGTCCTGTGCCTCCGATACTTACCCCTGATCCTCCAATACCGAAAAAATCACCACCAGACGAAATCACTTTACTTCCTGGAGAAGCTTCGGTGCTTATCCCGATAGGGGTAGAATCTCTCATTATTCTGCTTGTTGAGTTTTGAGTAGACTGGGCTTTTATATTTGCGATAACAAGTATTTTATTTGATGCGCTAGCGGGTGTAATGCTTGCGGAAAAACCTGTAATATCAGACCAAGTGTTCGCAGTAGTACCCGTAAAAACAGTAGATACAACACCCTGCACAACCTGTAAAACGCCACCAGCACCAAAGTTTGCACGAGCCGCACCGCTTGCCAATTTAGCGGATGTTACTTGGCTATTACCAATATTCCCAGTAACAATTCCGGTCGTTCCGCTGAGGTTAAGAGCCATTAGACAATACTCCAAGTTGAACCATCCGGAACCGTGACTGTGATTCCGTTGTCAATTCCGATAGGACCAAAAGAACCGGCATTTGCCCCAGAACTTATCTGGTAGCTAACAGAAACATTTGTTGGGTTTTCCCAAAAAACCAAATTACCAACACCACCCCTTGCTCCCGAACCTGCCGGAATAAGGGTTTTCAGATTGGCAATGGTAACCTTTTGGGTGATACCGCCAGAAACAATTGGCAGAATAGCAGCATCTGAAGGCGTACCCGTCAGCTCAGTAAGATTCGAGATTTTTACGCCAGCCATTGAAATCTATCTCCTGTAAAAGTATTTCCAAGTCAAGTGAATAGCTCGTCTTCGTCCGTGACGTTGGGGTCAATTTCTGCCGGGTAAAAGGCCACCACAATACGGCTCATAGCAGAAGGGGCTATGGTTGGGTTGGAGAGAGTTACAGAGCTTAAGCTCCAACTGCTAACAACGGTTCCGGCAGGTATTAAAGGAAGACCTCCAATTTTAACCTGCCCCGTTTTTGGCCGGAAAGAGATAAGCGTGTCGGTAAAACCAACCGGAGTGGAACCCAAAGCGTTACTGGACAGAGTAATGTTTGGGGAAGAAGTGCTTAGGACTGTTGTTCCATACGGAAAATAACCAGTAACAAATTCAATAATATCCCCTGCCGAAACACCAGTCGTGCTGTTGACTGTAATCACAGGAGAGCCGAGAGTACAGGTAAAGGTTTTAAAAATAGATACCGCAAACGCAAAATATCCAATTTGCACATCTTCAAAATTGGTTTTCGCAAAAGGCAATGTTGGAGGGGTAGAAACAGAAGTTAAGGTGGACAAACTACCCGTGCTTATGCTGCACCGAACCCAAGCAGCCTCTTCGGCCAGCACTAACTGACCATCTGCAATGTTGGGATCAGTGGCTGTGCTGTCGTCCCCAGCCAAAGGCAAAGTCCCACCCAACCCAAGAACAGTATACCCAAGGGGACAACAATTAACTTCTACACATGTTTCGTCAGCCATTAGACAACCTCCACATAATCAGTCCCTTGATACTGCTCAAGTTGTCGCTGACCGAGGACAAGAAAACGTGTAAGTTGGGCATGCCCAGTCCACTCAATCCGGAACTGAAAATCATTCCCGAAATAGTAAGGTCTCCCAACAATAGGGTCCGCTGTTTCGGGAGGTGTTGGCATACGAATTTGCGGACGATATTGTGGTTGGAGATTTTTAGGGGCAAACATATCTTCGCAATCACCGATACCACTTACCGAAGGGGTTCTGACTGGGATGATCGTAAAATCACTGCCGGCGCCGGTAATGGTGTAGGCTATCACTGGGTATGTCCCGGAACGAGTTACCGTTGAAAAAGTTATACCAGCGTCAGTAAGAGCGCTCGCAATTGCCGTGCAATCGGCAATTGCATTGTCGGAATTCATAAATTTTAAAGGTTCCGTGTAGAGAGAACCTCCTGGATTTGCCACAGAAATACGATACCACTTAATTGTTGAAGTATAAAATCCGATTGTTACTGTGCTGGAAGCTGCGTTGTATTCCGTGCCGACGCCAGTCTCGACGCAATTGTCGACCGTGGCGCATCTGGAAAATTCATGCCACTCTCTCCAGCAAGCGTACTCATCCGGTCTCCAATAAACCTTGAAGTTGGTGGTGCCACGTAAAGACCCAAGCCAAAGATCTGCTCGGATAAGTTTTTTTATTTCAGCGGGTGAGCCAAGTTGAAAACTGCGTGTTTCCAAAATAGATGTGATTGGGACCGCATCTGAATTTACGGGCTGATCCTCGTAGTTGTCTGGAGATAATTCCCAAACTGTGTTGGTGGCGTTGACATTATAATCAACACAAAAAGCAAAGGCCCTTGGTTTTCCTTGCACAACTCCCGTGACCAATTTTGTCACATCCAATCCCTTCCACATACCGTCATAACACGAAGCCCGTTGGGCCCCCACCGAAGCCAAGGTAGTGAAATCAAGGGCGACGATAGTGGAAAATGTGATGGGTCTTTTTGTCAACTGTGAGATTGGCACATTTTTATAGGAAATTTGTGGTGTGGCGGTGAAAAGAAAACGATTATCAAACACAATTGCGCTACAATTCTTCAACATGCTTTTTGTGTCGTAGTTTAAAACACCATTCATTTCCGCAGAGATAGGAACCCGCCCGAAAGAGTTAAACTCGGCTCTGGCATTCCGGTAAGTACGAAGTCCGTCAAAGGACCTGAAAAACACGTCACCATTGGCCGTAGTCAAAGACTCTTGACCAGTGGACCCAATCGAAGCCAAGGCAATACGCTGAAATCCGGCTGTATTTTTCCATTCTGATCTAGGCACAGCTACCGACAAAGAAATAACGCCAGTCTCACAGAACACCAAAAGATCCCCTTGGCCAGCTCCAGAATCCTGAACTGGCATAAAAATCATGCCAGTAATTTTTCCCAAGAACCCAGGAACTTGTAGAGAGCCACCTTCATCCAAATAGGTTGTTTCCGTAAATCGAAGAAGATCTGACGCCGCCCCAGCATTCGCTTTAGCCACATACCCACCTGTTCCGGAAGTGGCAGCACTAGGACTTGCAGCCGCTATGTTAAATGTAGTTGGGGACATAACAGTTATTTTCCAAGTTCCGTTAACGCCATTACTTGAAGAATGTCCTGAAATAGTAACAAAATCACCGGTGGAATAGCCATGGTTTGTCGAGGTGGTGATTAAATAGGTGGCTGCCCCAGAAACACCTGCCCCTGACGCAATTGAAACTTGACCGGTACTCCCGCCATAAGCTAAATCACCAGCCGTTCCGGAAGTTCGCTCTGTATTGGAGACGAATAATCTTCCTTGTCCGTACGCCATCACAGTCCCGATTGGAACCTCAGAAATAGCACCAATCGAATTTGTTACATTGCCGTAAGATATACGGGGACCTTTTGTCGAAATCCACAGATTGTCCCCATCCCAAATTCTCGGGAGACTGGTTCCATCTTGAATTATTAAAAAATTTTCTGCTTGTACAAAATAGCAATCTGCGTAGCGATCGATAGGATCTCTTGCATATGCTGTTCCGGAACCTGCACCAGTTGTAGTGTTGCTGGTAAAAATAACACCAACAGTATTTGAAGACGCACCATAAGTTGTCCAATTGGTAGTACCTACGGTGAGGATTTGATATTGTTGACCTTGGATAATGTTAGTAGCTCCGACAATAGGGAATATTCTTTGAACTTCGTACGACCCCAAATTTATTTTGATCACATGACCACTCATTACGGCAAATAAACAGGGGCTATAGTTCTCCCGTCGGTCCTGATAAAAATAACATCCTTGAAACAACCCGTTAACAAAATATTCCAAACCGTCGTTGGCGTTGGTTGTAGCACTTGCCAATATCAATTGTTTAAACCCAGGCCGAGTTACCGGAGTACCCCCACGAAAAGTCACGTTGACCGCACGTGAAACTGCATTTTGGGCGATGAGATTTGGGACCTTACTTGAATCCATTCCACCCGAAAAATCACGTTGTCCCTCAAGGAGTAACGTGGTGTCAGCTATAGCCATAGAATCGTATGTATCGTATTATCAACCAGACGGCAACTAGTCTTTGATGACATCCCAATTATCTCTCCATTTGGAGTTGGGGGCCAGATAAATAGACTTAGTCTTGGGCATTTTGGATCTAGGCATCACAAACAAAGCATCTTGTACCAGATGATAAAATATAAAGGTATCGCAATCGTTACGACTATAAATACTTTTCTTTTTGGCGCAATTCATCTTGGCACCCCACCCGTAACCCGGACCTTTGACCGCCAAAAATTTGATCTTTCGTCTACGTTGGTCCTCGTTTCCTACGGTGGATTTAACTTGAATCCGATGGAGTTTTCCATTCCAATCAGACACCAAATCGTATCCCGAATCAAACACGGGGAGGCTAACTTGGAATCCGTGTTCCATCAGCTTGGCCGAAACCCTCTGTACCCCTATGGCTCCGATTCGTAAACTCACAACCAATCCTTTGCTAACAGGGAATCCAAGAGACGCCGGCGTCGGTACACGCCATCACCATCTCTGCTACCCCCATTGTTGGTGTTGCCCTCAATCGTTACAGCAAAATCGCCGGATATCCTTTCGATCAGGCCCGTGTGCCCGACCCTTTTGAGCGAGGAGAAATAGATTCCGAAGGTCGAAGCGGGGAGGGGCACTCGACCAGACCCCCGATTCCATTGGGGGTTTCGTACGAAATCAGGCGACCACGCACTTCTCGGGTAGGGATTATGATCTCTCCCGAGGGCAGAGTCGCCAACCCATACGACGTAGGCCGCACACCACGGCGATCCCGTTCCTTCGAGCCCGACGCTTTTGAGGATTTCTTCGACTTCTTCCCCGTCGTTGTTGTTTGTTTCTTCTTTGATTCCAATTGTTGTTCTCGCATACGACAGGATTTCTCCACGGCGAGGATCTTCCGAGTTAGGACTTCCCATTCCAGATCCTCCAAAGAGAAGCAACGTCGCAAGGCCCAAAGCTGTAGAAATCGAAGCATTTATGAACCTCGGGTACACAGGGCGAATGTAACCAAAAGACCCATAAAGAGATAGACCAGTAGCTTGGCTTTTACTTCCGCCTTCATGTCTTTGAAGTCATCCGCAAATGCATTTGTGTCCAAGTATTTGTCAAATGGGGCCCAGTCAAAAGAGATCACCAGCCAAACAACAAATACCCCCAACAGGAACTTAACTGTCCCGAATACCAATAAGTGTAGTGCTCCGATGTCTATAACGCCCGCTGTAGGGTCAATATGCTGAAGGAGGGGTCCCAGCCCAAAGAACAGTCCAAGAGCTCCTAGGAGGGCTATTAAGCCCTGTACGTTTGTTTTAAGGAAGTTCACCAAGGAATCCCCACAAACTTCCTAGCCACGAACATAATGCCACCAAAGATAAAGCCCCTAAAGACCCACAGTCCCAAAGCAATAAGAGCACCACGGTAGATCCATAGCTCCTTTAAGGCTTTCCTTTGCTTGGCCTTCCAATCATTGGCTTCCTTGACGATGCGCTCGTAGTCACCAGCTTGGGCTTCGCAAGCAGCTTGGGCGGAAGAAAGCTGGGACTTTAAGCTACCAAACTCCTTCTTAATAGCGGGTAGATCCCCGGCGTTGACTGCCTGTTCAACAGCATCAACCTTCTTGGTTACACCGCCAAATTCGGGAGAACCTACTGGCTTAATTGTGGAACAACCGGCCAATAACAGTAACGGAAGGATTAATATTCTCATGGGCTTAATATAGCTCCATGCGTAACAATTACGAGCCGAAAATATGTTTTCTAATAATCGGACCAAACCAAGATATACAAGCTATCAAGGAACCAAACACGGCCGACTGTTTCCACCAAGCCTGTTCTACCTTGCGGAGCCTATCCTCGTGATCGTTGAGGTGGCTCAACGTAGCGTCAAGCTTGGTCTCAATCCTAGCCAAGCGCTCGTTATCTTTGGTGCCCATACATTTACTCTACACGTTTTTTGCGATTTTGACAAACCACTCGTCGTTCTCGTCTTGGTATAAGGTAATAAAACCCTCGTCACTAAGATATTTGATACAGGCTAAGAGATCTTCTTCAGATGGCGGTAAAATTTCGTTCCCGCCCTCTAAGGGTTCCATTAGACTACGCCTTGTACAAAATAGCAAGACCGCTAGTAAGCGTAACTGCTCGGATGTCGCCTTTGATAACAGTTCCAGCAGCAAGCGACACTCCAGTCAATGATGAAGAGTTAGTAATACCAGGAGCTGTGATACTTGAGATTGTAGTGGCTGTCAACACAACAAGAGAAACATACGAACCAGCAGTAAGATTTCCGGCGGCCAAAACAACAGCTCCGTTTTGTCCTAGGTCCTGTCTAGAGAGTTCGTTTCCTTTATTTAACGCCCTCTGTTGGTCGTCGAGAGGTTGGGGTGCTGTACCTTCTGGATAGAGTGCCATAAAATTAAACGCTGTAAGTAGCTACGAGCCTAGCCAACTTTAGTTGGAAAGATTCAGCGCCAGTATCTTTCTGTAGCGCAACCGTGACATAAAAAGTCTGACTAGTGTCAATTGCTAGTTCTTCAAACACAAACCCAGAAAAAGTACTTCCTGTGCCACCAGAGGCAGAAGGTTGAATAATTTGTGAATTTTGTGCGTTTCTATTAAATAATAGGAAGCCTCTCATCCCAACAATAGCGGTTGCGGATTGTGCCCCGATATTGAAATTAACAAAACGGGTACCCGCTGTACCGTTGTTTGTGTTAGAAATAAAAGCTCTAATTCTTTTGCCATTAGCAGAACCTGTGCAAGTAGCCCAGAAATTTCCTTCGAGCGTTCCGTTAGCTCCTAAACAACCACCTGGAAATGTATACGTTGCTTGTACAACATCGGCGGTAGTGTTTCCGGTAGCGGTAAAGTTATATCCAGAAAGAATTAAAGGTGTAGGCAAAGCCCCAATAGAAAGTGCAGATATGGGATCAGAACCACCTGTCGCATGCGTAGAAGCATGAGCTGGCAACCCAGCCTGATCAATATTGATCTGCTGAAAAGCAACTGCCCTGTTAAACTGATCTACCCACTCTGATCCTGCTGGTGCGTTTGTCTGCATTTATATCTCCTTAACTTACGGTTCCAACCAACTGGCCAAAAGCACCAGCTCGGTTGCATTCCAATACAAAATCTTTGTCTGCTTGAGTATAAGTACCAACATCACCGATAAGGCCGGGGTTGGCAATCTGAGCATTGGTGATCTGCCCTGTGGCAATTGCCCGTTTGAAATTCTGAACAAAATCATTTCCTGCCGGGTATGCCCTCGAACCTTGGAGATTATTTCCAGTCCCAAGAAGTTGATTCCTAGTGATCTGACCGAATTTCAAAGCCCTGCGGAGCTGGCTTACGAATTCGATGTTTGCTTGATATGGTTGTGACATAGTTTCTCCCTTCTTCTATTCCTGATAGTTCTGAGTTTGTCAATCTTTCCTCGCACTTTTTTTTCGATGGCTTCAGCCGATACTCGAATATTGGCGGCTTCGCACAACCCAGGAACCTGATCAAAAAACAAATCAAAATGCAAAGCGGTGAAATAGTTCTTCGGGTCAAGCTTACGGCCAACAGGTGCGGTGAGGGCGAAGTCTAGATCGTGAATCCCCTGCTCGACAATCGCGCAGACAAACTCTTTCCAGCCTTCGCCCTTCACCTCACGCTTCACTCAAGCCATCTTTCCTTCGGGGGCAACGCCCATTTCAATGGCGTCAGCGAATCCGGCTTCGGCGGGTGCCTTGCTCGGAGTCTCCGACTCCATTTCTTTTTCAGGAGCTTCCGCTTCGGCACCTTCGATGGAAACCAAGTCCAAAGTTTTGCCACCGTGTTTAAACGTGGCCATAGCTTCGAACGTGTCCCCCTCGACAACGCCTTCGGGCGGAGTAAACCCTTTCGGGACTGCAAACGTAGCAATCTTCATATTTTTGTCTCCTTTGTTAGGAGCGACAGCAATCACGACCATGGTAGGACCACGACCGTGTTTTGCCATGCACTCGGGACATCCGCAATTCATATTTATAAAAAGAAGGGAGGCGCAGGGATGTGACCTACGCCCCCCTTCAATCTAGTTACTCAATTACGAGTAGCAGCCAACGAGGCCGAAGTCGGCCGCGCAGCGCTTGTGGCGGATAACCACACCGAGTTCAGGACGAACCGGCTTCGAACCGGACGAGAAGATCGCCCGGAAGAATCCGATCGTACCGTCGGGGTTACAATCCCGGCTGGGGATATTCCGCCAGCGGAAGTCACCGCGATAGCTCTGCGGGTCAAAGCTAGCAGCTCCGGTTCCGGAGATGGGCTTCGCGACCAGCGAGGTGAACACGTCGGGATGGAAGATGATGGAATCTTCGTATTCCGCCGTGAAGTACGCGGGATTCGGGATGAACCGAGTGCCCTTCGACGCATTGGCGTCGGTGGCATACGGATAGCGACGAACCCAAGCACCGCCGACGAGGTCGTAGCGAGGAGTCATGGTGTCCACCAAGTGGTAGAAACCAGCATAGCTACGTTCCACGCCGAGAGGCTGGATCAGTTCGCTGGGTTTGGCCCAACGGAGATCCTGACGGATGTCCGCGTTGAGCTTGATGAGGTCGTCAGAAGCCTCGGGGGAGGTGATGAGCAAGAACACGGGAGCGCCGTTTTCCTTGCCATACGCATTCTGACCAGCGCCGTCACGGATCAACCGAGAGTAGAAGTACCGCAGGATGCCCTGGGTCAACCGGCTCGTAGGCAGATTGGTCGTGCTGAAAGAACCCTTGGTCTGGCCGGAGGCCGCCAAAAGCTCAGTCTGGTTGGCGTTGACGTTGTAGTTAGCGAGACGAACGAACTCGTCGCGGTAACGGTTTTCCCAAGCATACTGCGTGTTCTCGGTGAGAACCGCCATGATATTGCGAAGCTGTTCTTGGCGCTTCACGGGGAAGCGAAGGTCGTTCAAGCAGATATCAGGGGAGTTGATCGCAGCCTGTTGGAGGTTGTAAGTGCGGAGGGTCTGGGCGAAGCCGAGGTTGTCACCGGCGACAGCGCAGGTTCCCGGGCCGGTGTTGGAGCCGGTGGGGGTAGCGCCGATCACTTGGGTGGCAACGCCGTTATACGCAACGTCCGTGAAGGTGATCCCAGCACCGGAAGCCGGCAGGGTCCGCTCATAGATCAGAACGTTAACGGTGGTTCCCATTTCATCCGGCCAAGCTTCCTGCTTAACCAGAGTCGTCCACGGGGACGTGTTCAAAGTCTTCCGATAGATATCCGCACCGATACGGCCGGACTCAGTAATCAGAAGATTCTCAATATTCGTACAAGGCATATTAGTATCTCCTTAGTTGAAGTAATGACTGAAGACTTCTCATCACACGATGAGCGTGTCTTTTTGTCGTTGCTTGTTTTAAGAGCCGGCAAGCCCTAAAAGATAGTTAGATACCCGTTAGCCGTCGGATACCGCGTCGGTGTCATTTAAGCGTAGCCTGTGGGGCACAGGCTGGTTAGCCCCATCGCATCGACACCTCTGCCAAAGAACTGAGAGTTGATGTAACTAGTTGTAACAGGGTGTCAAGTCCCTACCGAGAAATCTCTTCCCAATCCATGGAAGCAAAGATATTGTTACCACCGCCCCCAACAGTTTGGGCGGCTGCTATAAGAGTTATCTCGTAAGGAGTCGAGGTAAATATATTGCGTTCAAGTTGAAACCTAAAAAGAGCTTCTTTGAGAATATCGACGGACGGGTTGGATTGATTAGACTGACTGATAAACCCACTAGCCAGTATCCGACCACCGGAAAAACTAGTCCCTGTGATGTTATATTCAACGGAACTATCCGACCCTGGGTCTGCCCAAGTACCTCCTGTGGTAGTTCCTGACGCCATAACCCTCCAATTATAATTTCCAGAACTAGCGGGCAAAACAGATAGAGCTGTCAAAATAACTATGGAATCTAACCTTGTAGACTTTAAACGAATAGCCACAAGGGGGTAATACGTACCAGCAACTCCCATATTGTACGGGGACGTAACTACTGTCCCAGCCGCTCTTTGAGTGCCAAACAATTGATATCCTCCTTCTGAAACAACAGAAGAGCATACTTGTTTCAGGGTGCTTGAACCAGAAGTTGTCCCCGTATTTTCAATCTCAAGACGAAGGGGAAGACTGGCCGTGGTAATGTAAGTGGAAGAAATCAAATTGGCATGATGGAAAGAATGACAAGTGATAAACTGTCCGTTAATTACAAACCCAAGACGGACTGTTCCAAGACCAAGCCATTCAATATCCATCCACATAATTTGAGCTTTGGAGATATCAAGAGTAAAACCAGAAGGACCAGAGCCATCTAATTTGTCGCCATTCCAATTAGCTTGACTGACGGTGGTGGTAGTTCCAGTAGAGAGACTTCTCTCGACAAAACTTAAAGTAGTCCCATCAAGTTGAAGATATAAACCATTGTCTGTGCCAAAATATCCAGCCCTTTGCCTGAGATTCGTCTTAGCACCGGCAAAAACAAAAGTATTAAGGATGAGTAGGGATTTACCAGGTTGATAGGAAAAAACCTTGGTTGTCTCACGTAGGATTTTAGACCCAGATGTAGAGTTAATTGTAAGATCTACAAGCCCTTGATTAGTATTGAAGGTAGCGCTACCACCAGTAGCAGACGTGGACCAAAGATCGTTATCACGATACCTATGGCTAGAGTCAAATAAGGTAAAAGGATTGGAAGTACGAAGACGACCAAAAGCATCAGCCGATACGCCAGTATTAGCAAGAGAAATTCCAATGCCACCTTTTAAAAGACCATTGATTTTTTGGAGCGAACGGACCTCCGTGTCCAAAGGGAGCGGATTGTTATTCTCGGGAAAGTAGGCTGGCACAAACTGAAGGTAACTGAATAATTCAGGCTAGTCTATATCACCTTGAAGAAAACATCTTTTAAATCACCAGATCCAATTTCTTTAAATTGTGAATAGCCTCTATCATTCAACCATTTAGTGATATCTTTAGAAGTAGTTTGGTTAAATTTAAGGGCTTGCTCATTGAATTCTAGTACTAACCAAGGCTTAAACTTCTCTATCGTTTTCTCAGCACCCATCAAAACTTTTAATTCAAATCCCTCGGCGTCAATTTTAATCCCGTTGAGTCTTGGTATATTAATTGAGTCTAGTTTTTTAATTTGAATCCCTTCACCGGGAGTTAACATAGAAGCTCCGGCGTTATCACTTTTAAGCAGAGTTGCTGTACTTTCGCGGTCACCCAGACCAAAATTATACCGTTTGACATGAGAAAAAGCTTTTGTGTTGTTTTCCAAACAAATAAAAGCGTCTGGGTTTGGCTCAAAAGCGTGAACCATTCCTGTATAAACCCCATGTGTCTTTAGAGCATATGCGTAAGTATGATCACCAATAAAAGCACCAACGTCTATAATTGAGTCTCCCGGATTAATTAAAGCAAGTATATGTGGGAGAAGATGACCGTCAAAATCAAGCTTTTCGTATTTAACAACCCATTCTGAAATATGGGTGTCGTTAGAAAGAACCCAGAATCCGCGACCAGTAGTAGTGGGTTTTTGAACTTTTTCTCCAGAGAGCATAGCCTCTAAAAGATTAACTTGTTTTGAAAAATCAGAATGACTCCAACACAAATGAATTTTTGAAAATCCCTTGGGAACTTCAGAATCTATTGCGTGGACAAAAAAATAGTCGTTCTTAAAAAAATCGTTTGCAATATTTCCTAAAAAATTATATTCAGAGAATCCTGGAGGCCAATCAGTCACGCCAGAATCGTATATGTACTTTTCCATTGTGATTTTATGATTGGCTTCAAGGACTTCCTTGGCTTTGGCATACACATTTCGCCCTATGATAAAGGGGGAGCTTTGCATATACTCAATATCACACTCTTTTCCAAGAACTCTTTCCGTAATTGGCTTCCAAGGTACATTGAGCTCGGAGTATTTTCTAAAAAGCCATCCTGGCTTTTTCCCCTTAAAGAACTCTTCAATATTTACAGGCTCCTTGAAATACGTGTCACTATCAACGTGAACAATAAAATCAGCATCTGTGAACTCCGGAGCCCTCATCTTTATCCATTGTTGCCAATGATATCCACGAGTAGAATTCCAAGAATCGGGAACAGTTTTATACACTACATCCAAATTTAAATCTAAAAATTCCTGTAAATGTTGCTCACGGACAACTGCAACAATATTACGAATTCCTGATAAATTCTTCTTGGCAATACGAACACTGTACGAAAACCACTGTTTATCTTTTGGATAGGTCGTGTAGAACAAATCAAAAGTCGGAATTTTCCGATTTTTCTTTTTTGTTGTTTTACTTACTTTTTTCACCGTAGCTTTCGGTTCTATTAATAAACGTTCTCTCAATCTTTCAATCAAAGTGCCATCCTTGTTTTGATGAAATACCACAGCTTCTTTGCTAACCATGGCGTCGACGCTGGCCTGATCTGGGAACGTAAAGTTACGACCCTGATCTTTGCGCCAGACATGTTGTATTGATTTCGTCCAATGGGCTTGGCCAACAATCTGTTCTGCCCCAACTACGTCAAAGGCAGCCAAATCTGCATGGATAAGATTCCACGCCCGTTCCATCACATTCTTTGGGTAAATAGCATTACCACTCATATGCTCTGGAGTCCCGGCTACTTTCACGTTTGCCCCCATAAAATACTGACCGCACTCCCGATATTCCGAATCCAGACGATCAATCCATTGGGGAATTAAAGGAATACAATCGGGCTCGCACCAAAAGAAAGCTTCTGGGTTTGGCCCCCATGCAATATGCTGTACAACCCTCTTGAACAGATGATTAGGGCTCATGGGCCAACCACGTTCATCTTCGTCGTGCGGAACGTAAAGTTCGTATTTACGGCTAAGCTCGGTAGGATTGGGTACTCTCCTAGCACAAGCAACCATCAAACGATGGCTACCAATGCCACCGAGTTCCTCAACCCAGTTGAGCCAGCGAACCGCCTGTTCCCGATCCTGTGGACCGACTGGCAGTACGACTAGCATTAGCGCCCAATCGATTTTTCTAGGGCTTCCAAGAACCCTACATTCGAGGGCAACGAAGCCTCCGAAGCGGAATTAGTTTCGCTAGCCCCAGCTCCCGGAGTCGCCGCCTGATATTTCTTCAGTTGTTGTTTTAAGTCCGCAATCATAGTGTTGCTTTTTTCGGTAAGGTCTCGGACAACCTGTACGGCAAGTGGGAACAAAACAGCCTGATATGTCAAAGTAGCCCTCTGCTGGTGATCCAAGGGTTGCTTATCCAGATACACGGCTTGGTCGCGGAGAGCCTTGATGGTATTGTCCCATTCGGGGGTCTGGCCACGCTTGAGAATCGGAAAAGAATCTTCAAACTGATTCCACGTATTCTCAAACGCAACATCAGCCTCACGCTCAAACTTAAGACGCTGTTCCTGTTCAAACGCAGTCTCCTCCTGCTCCATCTTTTGGAGAACAGTCTGAGATTCCTTGAGCATTTCGTCTTTCTTGTTGCGAAGCTGTTCGATCTCGTCGAGCTTCGTTTTAACCGCCCAGGCATCCATCGCATCCACGCCAGACATAAGATCCTTAAATTCAGCCTTTCGCTGGGCGGGGTCTTTAATCTCCAAAACTTTCATAACGTCTTTGGCGTTCAACCCTTCGTAACCGGCAAGGGTGTCGGCCAGATTCTTTTCAGCTTTGGCCAAGGGTTCACCAACCACACGCTTGAACTCTCGGGTCGATTCAAGGCGAACGATGGAAAGCTGACTCTCGTAATCAGAAACCAATTTGCGAGCTTCTTCCAGCTCGGACTTAATACTTTGAACTTCAGAAGAAGCTTCAGCGTTTCCAGCTTTACGAGACTTCTCAAGCTCTTGTTTAAGAGTAGCCAATTCTTGTTCTGCAGCTTTGAGCGCACGAGCTTTAGCGGCAAAAGCGGAGTTGGCGGAAACAGTAGCCTTGCCTGGAAGTTTTTCGTCTTCGGCAAGTTCGCCAGTAACCTTGGGGGCTTCTTTGGTCTTTTCAGCCTCAGGGGTCAGCATCGAGTCAATAAGCTTGCTGGGAGTTTTGATCTCCGGCGTCTTGGACAAATCAGCTTCAGGAGCCTTCTCTTCTTTGACGGGAGCCTCAGTAGCAGGAACCGGGGTCTCGGCAGGAGCTGTGACTGCTGTATTGGCAACTGGCGCAGGTGCTGGAGTAGCCGGTTGTTCAATCACGGGGTTCTGAGAAAGAGGAGTAGCGGAAGCCAAAGGAGCTTCGCCATCCCCAAGAGCCGCATTGAGCGCTTCGCCGAGTGATCCGATATCAGAGTTTGTTGCCATAGTTTGTATCTTTATTGTTTATTGGTTTACGTCTTCCCAAGGTGCTGGCAGCTCCTGCGGCTCAGTCTTGGGAGTCTTGAGAAGATCAATAGCTTTTAAAGCGGCAAACCATCCTTCGTTGCGAGAATGAGCGATTGCTCGAAGCTGAATAGCCTCACCATTGGCGGGAGCGATGGTGTTTAGTTGGGGTAATCCAAGATGAATCAAAGCTGTGAGGCCAGCCCGCATGTGGGGCTCGTTCCAGGTTTTTTTCCAAAGCTCTACGTAATCGTCCCGCTTACTCCATTCTTGGAATGTCATTGATACGTGTATCGCCGAACCAGATTATTTTGCAAGCTTTTTCTTTTCGGCCATTGCCCTAAGTTTCTGGGCAGTTTGGGCATCCCTAAGAGCCATACGTTGTTTTGCTTCTTCCTCTTTCAACCGCAACCTAGTCCTAGAGGATTCTTGTTGGATTGCGGCATCTGCTTGTACTTTAGCTAATTTAGCAGCGTACTCAGCCTGAGCCTTTGCCTTCACGTCATCAATCTGCATCTTCAACGCTTGCTCGACCTGTTGCTGTTGCGCTTGCATTATTGCTTGCTGTTGCTCCCGCTGAGCCTTGGCGAGTTGATTGCCGAGGGATTGAACCGCCTGATTCATGCGATTGAGAATATCCTTAAGTTGACCATAAGAAGCCTCACGACTACGGTCTCCCTTAATCGCTTGCATGTGTTGTGACATGTGCGGAGTCTGTAAAGAAAGATATTTGAAGGCTTCAACTTGCGGGACGGCATTCTGTTCGATAGCCTGTAAAAATCGAGCGGCATCCATAGCGTGGACTTGCAAATGGACAGCGTGGTTTTCGTTGGGTTGAACCGTGACGCTACGGCCGCTTTGCATAGAATCGTTTTCCAACTCTGCAATCTTGGCATCAATTGGGAGACGGGGGGCTACAGTTTTGGCCGGAGCATAACGATCAACCTGATCATATCCCACACGAACAGCAACCCGATCCCTAATAACATTTGCACGACCAGTTTCGTCCAGCATTGGCAACATCTGCATAAATTCGTTGTATGCCAACAAACGGGCTTGAGCACTACCGTACCCAACCGCTTTTTGCGGACTGACATCGTATACACCTTTAAGAGCTTCTGGAGGAACTCCTCTCTCCCTCAAGCGTTTGTGGAACAAAAGGGCAATTTCGCTCCCTTGTTCGCCCTCTTTCCAATTCGTCCTAGAAAGGCGACGGAATTGTTCTCTTAGCAACTTGCCCCAAGGAACATAATAAAAATTCTGTGCTTGCGTAGAAAGAACAGCCTCTTTCTCCAACTGAGCGCTAACTTCGGTGGCCGTCCGTTCTTGATTGGCGGCGGAACTAATTGCCTGAGAAGCATAACTACCAGTATTATTCCGACGGACTTGAGTCAATTCTTGGGCAATCGGAAGGGCATTACTGGAAAGATTGGGTTCTGTACGGTCAACGATGTTAAGATTTGGGGGGATGATCGCCATCGGTCCGTTGTAAGCAACAGTAAGATTCGCCAAATCATCCATTGTCTGGGGTTGAATCATCAACGAAGTTGAGAGCAAAGTCGAATCAATGATAGCGTTACGTAACCGATTAGTTACCTGAACGTGCGGATAAATCTTATATCCCAATCCCCGAATCGAATGAAGCGTTCCGTTTGTCCCAATCCCATAGGTAAACAAGATTAACGCTTGGTTAATGTTCTCGAAACGGCTGTTTTTGCGGAAAAGGAAATTCAAATTTGAACCGTCACGCAACCCAATGGCGTGTGTGATTTTTCCGTCAAACTCACGGATGTAATAATGAACTGCCTGAATTTCAGCGGAACGAGCGTATGACAGAGAAAGGTCATTATCCTTCAACATAGTCTGGATCTCTTCCCAATCCAAACGGACCCCGGCGGTATCCACCGGCACAGCGTTAATAATTGCACGACGGGTTTCTTCCACATCCCACCCAACTTCGCGGGCAACCTTAGGATCTTTTATGTACTGATAGAGTTCATGGGCATAATAGGAACGCCGAGCACAACAAAACTCAAGACGGGTATCGGAAGCGGCTACCCCACGAGGAACAAAGAAATCCTTTAAACCCGCAACTTTCCAACGCCAATCGGTATCATCTTCAAAGAAAGCAAAGCCTACGCCGTAGGCCACAAATTCATGCGAGAGCCTTTGTTGATTATAAAAGAATTCATCCCAGTCTTTACGTAAAACCCGATCAAACTCTTCGCTAATGATTTGGTTGTAGTTACCTCTTTCGTTTTCATCTCCGTATGCCGTTTTAACTTGGGCAAGTTGAGGAACACCATTAACCAGATCGGAGTATGCTGAAAGCGCATACTCCAAGTCAGCTTGAGCTTCGAGAAAATTTAAATTCGAACGATAAGACTGGCCGAGATTCCTGAGTGTTTCGGCATTGTACGGAGCTTCACCGTCGAGCATCGCTTGTACTTTGACACGTTGCGAGGACGCAATAAGGTCCGCGTCAAGAAGGTGACGATAAATTCCATAAGCTGCTTTTGCATCTTTAAGCCTTGATTTGGGTGCTTTCCCAGATTGAGAAATCGTTTCGAGATTTTGGTCCACGTTGAACTCCTAGATACTCAATTAGATGAGAACGGTCAAGAATATAAAGAACTGGCATTTTTGGCAAAAGTCAGAAAATCTTTGTATTTCCCGCCCCCAGCAACAGTTGTCCCAGCCACGGCATTGGCCCTTTGACGGCATACGTCCAACATCAGAAAAGCCGCATCTGCTATGTCTGGGGAACGTCCAAACCTAGCTTTCATATCTTTCTTGGACTCAACATAAATTTTACCGCGCTCCGCTGTCCTATACTGCCTAGCCACAAGCTCTCTAGCCAAATCCACAGTCATACCACGTACTTGTCCAGCCCTTAAAAACTCCCTTCCCACATACCAAAGCTCGGAAACTCGGTTCCCGTAAGATTCATCTGCTCTAATTCTTGAGGTTTTACTCACAGGGAGATTGCTCGGTCTCTCCGAAAACTTAACCCTTAGAATGGATGGACTCCAAACGGTGGCTATAATATCACATAGGGGATCTCCGGCTCCAGTAGCGTCAATCGCTAAGTACTTAGGCAAAACTCCGTACTTTTCGCACTGTTGCTTTAACAACTGAGCAATCTGGTAATTCCTGGGGCTATCCTTTAAAGAAGAGTTTTCCTGCAATTCCACATATTTATCAAAATGAATCGTCATCCCAGCATCAGTCTCTCCGTACTTTCCTAAGAATAAAACCGACCTATCCCCACCACTGGTAAACCCAGGATCAAACCCAGCCACAGCAATAGGTTGTTTAGCGCCCACCCACATAGCCGGTTTGTGAGCTTCAAACTTTCGAAGGTCAGCCTCGCTATAGATATTTTCCTCAGAACCAGCGGGGGCAGGGAAGGACCGAATAAATCTCCAATAAGACAACGAATTCTCACCAAGTCGTTTTCTATCTTCGTCCAGTTTTTTGGTTGTAAGCAAGAACGGCCATTTGTCATCGTGATCGATGTTCGGAGTTTTTTCTCCGTCCAAATGCAAGCAGAATCCGTCTTTGGTTTCCCAACCACCTTCATCCACGGTAATCGATTGCCACCCATCCTTGGGCGTCACGAACTGACCAAACGGATCGTAGGCAGAATTAAAGTTTCCGCATGCCACGCATTGGAAGAATGGGTTGGCGGAAAGATTAGCGGTAGCTTCAAAGATAGCTGGCGATACGTCCGTGGCCTCGTCAATCAATAGGAACACCCGTTTGTTCTTTAACCCTAGGAGCTTTTCGGATGCTTCCTTTTCCTTGTCTTTGGCCGAGGGGACAAGCGTGATACTGGATCGATCGCTACTGCCTTCCTCCAATACGAGCTTGCCCATCGAATCAACCAACTTTCCAGGCATGATCTTGGCTTGCATGTGACGCTCTCGGACTCGACCCCACATACGCTTACGGGCTTCTCGAACTGAAGTGGTGGTTACCAAGACCAACGTATCAAACGGGGCGGAGTACCAGTTCACCAATCCCCACAACCCAACTACCTCTGTCTTGGCAGAAGACTTCGGACCTGAGATGCCGAGGTAATTCCATTTACATAGCTCAACAATCTGGTCATCTGCCCACGGATTGCGTTGAAAGCCGGTGGGGTTTTTCTTTGGGTGATACGGCCAAAGCATTTCAACAATGTTCCAAAAATGTTGCTCTTTCCCCAAACCTCCCGTCTCGGAAGTCAAACCTTCCCGAAAAGCCAATAATTCAATCGTGAGTGCTGTAGCCCCTTCGGGCCACATTCGGCCATACTTTTCGATTTGGGACATCACCTGATGGTAACAGAATCCCCTTGGCAATCCACTCTTTTTATAAGAGATGATTTGAATGGTAGCTATTGATCCCGGGGCCAGCGGAGGTATCGCTTCCGTAACTATTAACGGCATGGTCGACGCGATCAAGATGCCTGAGACTGAAGGGGACGTGTTGGCTAAACTCAAGAATCTTCGGACTTATCACGACGTTATTGTGATCGAGCAGGTCGGTGGCTACGTGGGTGGAGCAGGGAGCCCGGGCTCGGCGATGTTTAACTTTGGTCGTGGCTTTGGTTTTATATTGGGTGTGGCGATGACCCTCGGTTACAGAATTGAAATGGTGCGACCACAAGCTTGGCAAAAGGCTTTGAGCTTGGGGAACAGCAAAGGAATGGCAAGCAAGAGCGAATGGAAGAACAAACTGAAAGCGGAAGCACAAAGAAGATTTCCAAATTTAAGCGTGACATTGTCCACGGCGGATGCACTATTGATCCTCGAGTATGGCAGACATCACCTTGTTCGAGTGGCAGAAACCGGGAGCGGAAGCGCTATTACAAAGTCTTCGGATAAATAATGTAGCTCTGGACGCCAGCGATACTGGCACGGGAAAGACAGCTAAAGCAGTCTGGATTGCCCAACAGTTGAAGGCCGACGTAATTGTTGTCTGCCCAAAAGCAGTCATCCCGGCTTGGAGAGAATGGTTGGATCGTGGGGGTATAACGCATGACGTTATAAATTATGAGAAACTCAAAACCGGCAAAACAAAACTGGGAAAGTGGAACGTGGCAAAGAGTTGGGAGTGGACTTTCAGCGGGGCAAAACTTTTAATTTTTGACGAGGTTCATCGTTGCAAAGGAGCAACAAGCGTTAATGCCAAGATACTTACAAGCTCCAAAAAGTACACGACATTGATGTTATCCGCCACCGCCGCAGAGAATCCGCTGGACATGCGAGCGACAGGCTTCATGCTTGGACTCCATGACTACCACGACTTCTACAGGTGGAATTACAAAATGGGTTGTCGACCTGCCCCATGGGGCCGTGGTCTGGCTTTCATGGGCGGAAAGAAAATGCTACAAGAAATTCATAAATCTATTTTTCCGGCGAAAGGACACCGCATCCGAATCGCTGACCTCGGAGACGCTTTCCCAAGCAACTCCGTGTTCGCGGACACATACGACATGGGCGATGTCGACAAAATCTACGAAACGATGCGGGAAGAACTTGCGGAACTTGCGGGCAAAAGGAAAAGCGAAAACCCGCTCACGATCAAACTCAGGGCGAGGCAACAAGCGGAGTTGATGCGTGTTCCAGTTTTTGTCGAACTTACTGAACAAGCGATTGCGGAAGGCAACGCAGTTGTTGCGTTCTTTAACTTCAGACAATCGCTCGAAGCATATCAAAAACTTGTCTCGCAGGAATCGGCGGAAATCATTGGCGATCAGAAGGATGATGACCGTGTACGGAATATCGCCGACTTCCAAGCAAACAAAGTAAAAATATGTGCTTGCATGATTCAAGCGGGTGGTGTTGGATTGTCGCTCCATGACCTGCAAGGAGTACCAAGAATTAGTCTTATCGCGCCAACCTATTCCGCGATCGACACCAAGCAAGCTCTCGGAAGAATCCATCGTGCAGGAGCTTTGTCTCCCAGCCGGCAATACTTGCTTTTTGCAAACGGAACCGTTGAGACACAAGTCGCTCGGAGCCTCCGAAGAAAACTGCACAACATCGAAACAATTTCAGACGGGGACACACTAGGAGCAATACTATGAGTCATCACAAATACGGACCAAGTTCACTCAAATGGCGGGAGATTTGCCCAGGATGGGATAACGAACCACAGCCATCCGAGGGAGGATCGATTGCCGCCCAAGAGGGAACTATGATGCACAAAGCTCTTGAGACTGGGAATTACGAAGGTTTGGACGAATGGCAGAAAAAGAATGTGCTGATGGTCGCCGATGTTTTTCAAGAGATGAAGAACGAACTTGGTCACGTGATTGCCGAGCTTCCAGAAATCCAATTGCAGATCGCCGAAGGCAAGACATTTGGGACCGCCGACATTGTTTTGATCGGGCGAGGTAAAGCCAAGATCGGTGACGCCAAGTTTGGATGGCATGCCGTGGACGACGCTGAGGAAAACATCCAAGGTTGGGCATACGCCGTTGGCGTGTTTGAGAAATGGAAAGACGTTGACGAAGTCGAAGTGGTCTTCGCACAACCACGCATCAACATGATCAGTCGCCATACGTTTTATCGTGACAAAGATTACGAAAGGCTTAGACTCCGCATAGAAACAATCATCGCTCGGGCACAACAGCCGGAACCGGAATTGAACCCGACGGAGAAAGGATGTCTCTACTGTGGAAACAAAGGAACATGCAAAGCACTACATTCCCGAGCCCTCGTCATCAGCAGGGCGTACGATCAACTTAGAGACTCCGAGCTCCCGGTACTGGCTGACCCACTTACGCTTGCGACTCCTGACCAACGGTCACAAGCTGAGACGATACGGCGAGTTATGGAACGGTGGTGCGAGAGCGTCAAGAAATCCAATATGGACTTCCGTATGTCGGGTGGTGAGATCCCAGGTTACGAACTCAAAACCCGGGCTGGCAAAAAAGAAATTGTTGACGCCACGCAAACGTACGACATCATCAAAGACAGGCTAACGCCTGAACAATTTTCTGCATGCGCCACGATTTCGTGGAGCAAGCTAGAAAAAGCCTACGCGGAATCATTTCCTCGTGGCCAAAAACAACAAGCAAAACAAGCCTTGGAGGACAAACTCAACGAAGCTAATCTATTGAAAGGCGGAGGAGAGGTGACCTACTTGGCAAAAACCAAAGAAACAAACTAAGCAAATATGAAAACATCATTCGCTCCAACCAAAACAAAAGCAACAACCAAACCCGCAGAAGCAATCGAAGAGACCAAGGAAGAAAGCGCGATCATCGAAGCTCCCATGGCTTCGCTGTCTGTGAACACATTGGCTGGCCAAGTTGAGGGAGAATTCTCGTCGAAGGACTTCACCGTCCCTCGCTTGAACCTCGTGGCCAAAACAGGCGAACTGTCCAACACGTTCCAGCCTGGATCATTCGTTTACAACCGCGAGGTCGTGATTGGTGACGGCAAGAAGCCGGCGAAGATCACCTTCCTCCGCATCCAGAAGATCTACATTCAGGATGTGGTGTACGGGTCTGACCAGATCGCCAAAACCTTCAACCGCCTTGCCGACGTTCGCGCGGCAGGTGGTGCGTTGGCCAACGATCCGGAAGCCGAGGCTGATACCGATCGGTACAGCGAGGCCCTCCAGACCATCATCGCAATCGAAGCTCCGGACAACGACAACCCGTTGTTCCCCTTCGCGGTTGGCAACAAGCAGTACGGTTTGGCTCAATGGCTCATGGCCAAGAGCGCTTACCGTTCCGCTGGCAAGCAGGTCTTCACGGACAGTCAGTTGTTCCTCAAGGCCGGATTGCATACTGCCTACTACGAGCTGACCAGCAAGATCCGTACGAGCCCCTCCGGTTCGTACTTCGTGCCCCAGCTCAAAATCGGTGGGAAACACTCCCCCGAGGCTTGTGAGCAGTTGAAGGCAATCTTCGGATAACCTTTATTGGGGGCATCGGGTGTAACAGCCCGGTGCCCTCAATTTTTTATGGATATTATTCTTTATCAAATATGGCTTTGGCTTTCCAAACGGTGGTTCGCATATCGCATTACAGGAATGAACAAAGACACACACCAAACCGAAGTGATTATTTTTGGGTCAGATAGCGCAGACATAGATAGGGTTTTGAAAATTTGTGCTGACCAAGAACTCAAGGAGGAAAAAAACGGATGAAAACAGTTTATTTGTCGGGGCCAATGACGGGGTACAAAGACATGAACTTTGGGGCTTTCAACGAAAAGGCAAAGGTTCTCAGAGCATTAGGGCATATTGTAATGAACCCTGCGGAAAACTTTGACGGCAGAAAAGACTTGCCTCGGTCAATGTACTTAAAGCACGATTTACAGATGTTATTGAAATCCGATTACATCTATTTCCTGCCAGGATGGTCTGGAAGTGCGGGTGCAATTCTAGAGGCGATGGTCGCTCGGGAATGCGGAATCAGAGAATTCGGGGAGATCCACACATGTCCAAACTGTTCATAATTGCAGGGGAGTTTTTGGCTCAAGCCATGTTCTTAGCCCTAATGGTTGGGTTAGGAATAAGTTTGATTGCCTTGTGTTGTGCAACGGTATTCTGGGTGGTGAAACAAATCGGGAGATGGCTATGAGACGTGGGTCAAAAGTAATTTGTATTGATGACAAGTTCCCCAAGGAAGTTGTAAACTTTTACAATTTTCTCCCAGTCAAGGACGCCGAATACGTTGTGCGTGATGTCGGAGTTGGCGTGGGGTGGGACGGACAGCCCGAGATTGTTCTTTACTTAAACGGCATAGTAAACCCTAACTCCTCGACACCCCCGTATCCTGAAAGGGGGTTTAATCAGGAACGGTTCCGGGAAGTAGAGCCTCCCGTAGAGGACGAGATCGAGCAGGAGATGGTTCAAGAGGAGTTGCCGTTTTGAGTATCCGACTGTTGGTATTGGCTCCCATGCTGTTGTTTCCGCTACATGCGGCAAACCTCATGTGGGAAAAAGAACCACCCAAAAGAATTAAGGTCAGACTTACAGCCTATTGGGTGGGCCAAGACAGATGGACTTCCAAGTACCAAAGCTCAACAGGAAGTAAGTTGATTGCCGGTTACTCATGTGCGGTAGACCCGTACGTAATCCCGTACGGCTCGACGGTCACGTTGGTCAAAACCGGAAGACAGTTTCGCGCTGTAGACACCGGCACAGCGGTCGTCAACAGGAAAAGCGAATGGTGGAAACCACGCAAGAAAAGACTTCCCGTGGTTGATCTGTTCTTTAAAAGTGAAAAGGAAGCAGAACGCGAGATGGCTAAAATCGGAAAGTACGCCGAAGTAGACATCAGCAAAAAGGAGAAGAAATGAAATATGATATTGATTGGTTAATCGACACCTTGGAACGGGGTCGTAAAATGATGGTCAAACTTCGTGATGACGCACCTGCGGGTAAATGTCATGCCATCCGAGCCGCCATATGCCAGATCGACGCGGCAAAATTAATTGCCCAGTCGATCCAGAGAGGAGAGACCCTTGAGCCTGGAAAATAAATTATTCACCTACACCAACGAAAAAGGAGAAACAGTTGAAGCTCTACCACCTAGTATCCTCGAAGTCGCAAGTGAGGCTTCTACAACCGTGTGCCGTATCATGGAGAAAGGCTCGGACAAAAGCACTTTTGGCCAATGGTATTACCAAGATAGTTTCCGGTATAACTCTGATCGGGCAATCTCCCATCTATGCCAAGCGCTTATGCAAATGGATGGAAACCGCCCTGACCCAGATCCCAACGGTGAAACTCATCTTGCCCATCTTGAACGGGCGTTGGTGAGATGCGCCTTTCTTTTGTATAAAGCCAAGAGAGGAAAGATCAAATGAGTGATGACTTTGGCCCAACACAGAAACGTGAAAGCGTACGCATGGGAGTTTCCGGTCACAGCCGAGAACTTACCATGGCGGAGATAGCCAAATTCAACAAGGGCATGAATGATTTTTTCAAACGCCGCGGGATGCACTACGGAGACGGTTTCCGAGGCATCATTGGTAGCGAAGTACGGCATGCGAAAAAGCGTAGGCAAGCGGCAGAAAATAAAGCTGGACAAACCAAAGCCGTGAGCCCAACATCGAAAACTCGAAAGAACAAAAAGAAATGAACGAACTAATAAAAGCAATAAAACTATTGGTGCGTGGAAGACTGTATCTTCTGCCCATTGATTCCCGCGAAGAAACGGGTTTGCGGTTCAATGCGAACAAAACAATGACGTTCATGTATCCGGATCAGGAATATCTCAACCAAGCAAAAGAACATACCATGATAGCGGTCATTATGGGGTTTTATGCTTTGCATTGTATGCAAGGGGTGGACGAAAAACACTTTGAAAAATGGTTGAGGAAATCGGTAAAACCAAAGAAAGGAAAAAACAAATGACATCAGTAATGATTCAATGCAAGTATGATAAAGAAGGCAAAGGAATGGATTTTGAGATCCGCCTTTCCCAAGACGAGAACGTGTGCAACGAGGAGAAGTCGGCGGCAATGTTTATGTTGCCTTACGTTCAAAAAGCCCTTGAGCTCGGCATGGAAGACGCCAACAAAAAGCTTGGAGGTCAGATTGTCGACAAGCCGGCTGAGGGCGAAGTATCAACCGCAGTCGATGGCGGTCCGGCCATTGTGACGTTGGACTAACATGCTTTTCTTCTTGGTGGGTCTGGGATCGTTTGTGATCGGCTGGGTTGTCGGTTACAACAAAGGTACCAACTTGGAAAGAAACAGTTGGATACGCCAGATCAGGCAAGAGGAAGACTTGAGGCACGTCTCTCAAGGCAACGCTTTTTGGCAGAAATAATTGGGTTGTGATTCTCCATTGTGTCCGTATCCCCTGCGGTGTCTCCCGAGAATCACAGCCCTTGTTAGGTTGGGAGACGTTCTTTCCCGCCACGGTCCCGATGGCGGTTCAGGTGAATCGGGCAAAAATTTATGTACCACAAAACAGCAGCACAACTTTCAGAAGAACTTGTAATCATTCCTGACCCACGTTTGGACGAAGCGGCGAAAGCCGCAAAGTTGATCGTGGAAGAATTTGGTCCTGTCGAGATTATCGACAACCACGTAAAGGCCCATAAAGCCATAGGAAAAATTTTAGAGGACGCGGACAAGGAGGACGTGGCTGGTATTTCAGCTTGTCTGGCGGTGATGTCATTCCTAGAAGAAGTGATGGCAAAGGCAATCATAGGTGAGGACAGGATCACCATCATCAAAATTAAATGAACACCTACGCCATAGATTTTGAAACGTACTACGACAAGGAAACGTCGATCACCACGCTGGGTACTTGGCATTATCTACGCCACCCCAATGCCGATATCTACATGGTTGCTATCAAAGGCCCAGGAGTGGAATACGTCGGTCATCCCAAGAACGCACCGTGGGACAAGATTGACGGTCACCGCTGGGTAGCCCACAACTACGCTTTCGACGGATCGTGCATCGAGCGTCTGCATGAGATGGGCGTGATGAAGGCAAAGCCCAAGGAGTTCTTCTGCACGGCCAATCTGGCAGCTTTCTTGGGCGCTCCACGCAATCTGGCTGGGGTATCCAAGCAACTCTTGGGGGTTGATATGTCCAAAGATCCCCGCTCCGCCATGAAAGGCAAGACTTGGAACGAGGTCAAAGACACCGATCAAGGCAAAGCTTTCAAACTCTACGCTGCAAAGGATGCCCAGCATTGCTTGGAGCTTTACGAAACTTTTGGCGACCGCATGTCAGCGGTGGAAAAATTTTTATCAAAGCACACCATCGAGTCTGGGTGGTACGGCATCAATGTGAACACCGATCTTGTGGATAAAGGTCTGAACGCCTTGGACTGGATACGGATCAAGGCGATCGAGCATATGCCGTGGAAGACCGACGGGGATTACACCAGCGACGTGCTGTCCGTCTCCGGTCTGGCCAAGGCTTGCCGTGAGGCTGGGATTGAGGTTCCCCCATCCACGTCCGAGGACGATCCGGGTTGCCAGCTATGGGAGGAAACCTATGGGGACAAATTCCCGTGGGTAGCGGCCATGCGGGACTGGCGTAAGGCCAACATGCTTTTGCAGAAGATGCACATCCTCCACAAACGTAGGCGTCCAGACGGAACTATGCCTTTCGGGCTAAAGTACTTTGGTGCCCATACCGGTAGGTGGTCCGGGGACAGCAAGTTTAACCTCCAGAACCTGCCCAGGGACCCATGCTTTGGGGTAGACCTACGGGCATGCCTCATCCCTAGGGCGGGTAAGAAGTTTATCATCTCAGACCTGTCCCAGATCGAACCAAGGGTGCTGGCATGGCTGGCGGGCAATACGGCCCTCCTTGAGGCTGTACGGAACGGCTACGGCATCTATGAAGCCTTTGCGATATCGACCGGCATGTGGAAGGGTGAGAAGGGTACCTTCAAGAAGTCCAAGGAACTCTACGCCCTAGCCAAGGCACAGGTCTTGGGTCTGGGCTACGGGTGCGGGTACAAGAAGTTCGTGCTTATCGCCAAGCTCATGGCAGGGCTGGAAATCACCGAGGCCAGAAGTAAGGAGTTGGTGGACGACTACCGCCGTAAGAACTTCAAGGTGGTCGAGCTGTGGAGCAAGCTGGAGCGAGGGCTTCGGGAATCCAAAGGCGAGGACTACCATGTCGAGCTTCCATCCGGTCGGGCACAAAAATACTGGGATGTCACGCCCCAAATGGGCAAGCATGGCAAACCGGATTGGCGGGCCTCGCTGGAATTGGGAGGGCCGAAATATCCGCTTTACGGCGGACGGCTATGTGAGAATCTAGTGCAAGCAACCGCAAGGGATGTGTTCGCCGAATGCGTCCAGCGGTTGGAAACCCAAGGGCTTCGTGTTCTGTTTCACGTCCACGACGAAGTTATCCTTGAAGTTGATAAGGACGTGAAATGCAAGGACGTAGACCACATTATGAGTACCACACCTGAATGGCTACCGGGTTGTCCCATTGGTAGCGAATCCAAAGAAGCGGAGTGTTACGAGAAATGAAGACGACACTCTTCTCGCTTCCCAACCTATCGAGCGGAAACATAACTCCGGTCAAACCTTGGGAGATCAAGGAATGGCCGAAGTTTCCAAAAACAAAAGACGCTTTCAAGGACTGGGTCTCGGCTGACACAACTGAGGGATATTTTGTTTCGGCGTATGAGGGTATTAATCCACACGGCCGTGTAAACAAATCCAACGCTCCGTGGAAAATGCACGGACTGATTGCGGACTACGACGCCGTTGTCACACGCGAGGAAATTGTCGATGGTCTTGCACGCAGAACACGCACGGGATTTAAACCCATGTTCGCACACCGGACGGTTAGTGGAAACTGCCGTGTGATCTGGATGTTTGAGGAACCGATCGCCATTCTCCCTGGAGTGCTCAAGGAGTTCCTTGGATTGTTGATTAAGGAAACCAATGCCAAGAATCTTTTCCCCGGACTGGACGACAACATCCACCGGCCCGAACAGTATTACTGCTGGATGCCACCGGCCATTCCGTTCAGCGAAGTGCCGATCAAATCCACGGCGATCCACAACTTGCTCGGCCAAGCCGTTGAGAAAGCCCGCAAGTATCGTGGCGAGGGCGACGCGGCAATCCCGTTGGACAAGGTGTTCGAACGGGTACAGGCGACCTATCCGGGCAAGTGGATGGGACCGTTTGAAGTCGGGGCCCGAGGACCTGCGTTCTGGAACCCCGAGTCGGTCAACCCGACCGCGGCGATTGTCACCGAGACCGGCATGGTTGCTTTCTCACAGGAACGTAGCTTCTACAACTGGGCCGACCTGTTTGGTTCCAACTGGGTACGGGAGTTCCAAGAGGATCAATACGGCGGTGCCATCTCGAGTTTCTGGTTCGACGGCAAGTATTACTGGCGTCGGGACCTCGAGGGCAAATGGCGGTCTAGCGAAGCAGGGGTGGCCAAGCAGGATATCATTGGCTCTTTCGGGCTATCTGGGGCCCCCGATCTACGGGGTACCCTGTCCCAAGCGGACGAGGCCATGCGCCGTATACGCGATTCTCGCATCATAGATGCCCCTATTCCTTGTCTTTATGATCCAAGAGAGGTCCTGGTGCAGAACGGGCGTAGGGTGCTCAACATCTCGCGCCTACGCTTGGTACAGCCGGCGGAGGGTCCCCATGCTTGGGGAGAGGGCTTCCCGTGGATAGCCAACTTCTTGGACAAGGCTCTGGACCCCCACGATTCCCTGACGTTTCTGATGGCTTGGCTAAAGCGATTCTACTGCTCGGCATTGGAAGGTCGCCTCGTACCCGGTCAGGCCGTGTTTATCGCGGGGCCAGTCGGGAAAGGTAAAACTCTCTTCGGTTCCCGCATTGTTGCCAGCCTCATGGGGGGAGGTAGCGATGCATCGGATTACCTCGTCAACGGAAGCGCATTCAACGCCGAGCTGTTCGAGGTCGCCGTATGGAACGTCGACGATTCCTCCAGCGCCAATTCGATGGAATCCCACAAGAAGTTCAGCCAGATGATCAAGAAGGGCGTGGCCAACACACGTCACGCCTATCACCGGAAGTTCCATGATGCACAGACCGTGGACTGGATGGGGCGGATCATCGACACGTTAAACGACGATCCAGAATCCATTCAAGCAATACCGCACACGGATGGTTCGATCCTGGACAAGATCAGCTTGTTCAAGTTCAAGGACCACGGCATCGAGTTCCCCAGCCACGCGGACTTGGAGGCAATCCTCAATCAGGAGATCCCCCACTTCGCCGCTTGGTTGGTTAGCTGGAATGCTCCGCAGGAAACAAAAGGTTCGGAACGGTACGGTGTGAAATCCTACCACCACCCGATCCTGCTCCAAGAATCTAGGTCGTCGTCCGGCTCACACGAGTTCTCGGAGTTCCTCGACCTGTACCTAAGACAGTACGCCAAGGATCATCCCGAGAGCGAGGAATGGTCGGGCACGGCGACGGAACTATTGTTGGCTTTCCAGAATGACGCAAGTCTCCGGGACTCGGTGAAGATGTTCATCCACGGAGCCCGGGCGCTGGGACGAATGTTGGCGAACCTCTCATCCACGGACGAGAGGCTGAAACGAAGGATCGTGCGTGGTACCACGATCTGGAAGATCAGTCTCAAATCAAACGAAGAGATCTAGCCACGTGACCGTAGGTGGTTCAATTCCGCTTGCGTGTCATTATGAATGAGACGGTCCAGATAATCATCAAAAGCCAGAAAGCGGGCGCGGCGGAAGTCATCGACACCGATATACCCATCCAGTAGAATACTTGTAAATGGAGCACTTCACCCAGACCGACGAACAGCCGGTTATCCTGAGGGAGCTGGCCGACATACCCAACGGAAGGTTCTTGGACATCGGGGCCCACGACGGCCAGACGTTGAGCAACACACGGGCCTTGGCTTTGCTGGGCTGGTCGGGAACGCTGGTGGAACCAAACCCCCACCTGTTTTTGGATTTGCTGAAACGATACGGAAACGACGAACGATTCACGCTCATCAATGCCGCAATGTCGGACAAGTCGGGGCTGACCGATTTCTTTTACGACTCTCACGGACCACAATTCAGCTCGTCAATTTCCAGCAACGCCAAAGAGTTGTTCCCGCACTTAATCGGATCGCCCAAGTTCAAGGTCAACGCAATCAGCCCCAAGGACCTCACGGGAGACTTTGATTTCGTGAGCATAGACACCGAAGGCCACGATCTTCTGATCCTCAAGTCCATGCGTGGACGTCTGGATAAAACACGGCTGGTCTGCATTGAGCACACCCAAGAGGCAAGCTACGAAGGCATTATCGAGGAACTGCGACACCAGAGATTCGAGCAGGTACACAAATCCAGAGAAAACATCATAGCGAGGAAAGTATGATCGAACGATTTCAGACGCTGATGTCACTAGACGATCCGTACCAAAATGTTATATAAGGGTCAACCATGCCACTAGGCGCTACAAATTTAGATTACTTTTCTGATCCCAAATCTTTTTATAGGGTAATTAGGGGACCAGACGCAATTCAAGATATCTTGGATTCAGGTAAAATCCGGACAAAGGGAAGCTCGACGTACAAAGGGGCGGGTAAAACTGAAGTACCAGAAGGCAAGGTAAACCTGTCGGGTAGACCAACCGATTACCCGTCTTTCTCAAAGGGTGGTGTAAATCTAGATTATGCTCTTGGAGATCCGGACCACTATATAATCCAAACAAAGGACGAAAGTATAAAAGCCTCCACGAGAGGTAGGCATGGAAAAGGTTCTACCTATTTCCCGACTGGGGAGAATGGGGAACCACTAAAAGAATTGGACGCAGCAAAAGCACAAATATTTAAACATATAGGAGAGGGGAAGTATGTTCCCGTATCTTCAAAATTAAAAAATATAGGAAAGTCTATAGTAAGTGGGGGATTGGGGTTGGGTAGAATGCTAGCAGAAGCCCCAGCATACGAATTCCTCAATCCCCCATCCGCTGGCCCATCCGATCCGGAAGATCCAGTTTACAAATTTGAAACAGGGCAGATGACCTTGGATGAGTTTACCAAACGGATTAAAGGCGAGGTTCCATCAAGGTAATCCCGCCACCTTCAGATGATTCAACGTTTTCAATCCACAGTCTCGTACCTATACTACTTAATCGGAGACCTAATCTCCAGGACTCCATGGTTCAACCTGTACGGTGTAGGGTGGAAGGCTTATCAGTTCTGTATGGAAGAATCCGTACGTTTGGACGTAAATTGCAAGATCTGGAAAAAGGTTGAGCCACAAGGAGTTACAAAATCGAAACGTCGGAAACGTAAGTCGTTGATGCGTAAGACCTAAAAAGTGGTGGGTTATTTTGGGGTGGTGGGTTAGGGTTTTTGCTGTAAGTCGTTCACTGTGAATGGCAAAGGGCAGGTGGTGGATCAAGGAGGGGATTTTTTATATTACTGCTATACAATATACACGGCCCAAATAATATTCTAAATATATATACCTATAATATATAATATAATATAATCCACCATATACACCACTACAGAGACGTATCAACGACTTAGGGGGTGGGTTGATTATTTTAGGGTGGATTATCATAATCCACCCTGGGGTGGAAACGTATCCTAAACAGGGTGGGTTTTGGATGGTGGGGGTTGGATTTATCCCTTTTGGTATATGCGGCTAGATTGGTCGGGTTTAGCTCCTTTGGAATAAAAAAAATTAAATTTTTCAAATCCCCTATCGTAATAAAGCTGGTTATAGGGCGGGGGGTGGCGTCTAGGAGACTCCCTATCCTTGTCAGAATCCTGACCCCGAGTTTCCCCATTACTTTGTGGTTCTTTGGTAAATCAGCGTGAGGTTTAGGACTACTTGGAGTAAGAACGGTCTAGGCGACTAGGCGAAATGTACCTCCAAGGCGATCCCCTCCGAGGGAGGAATACGATGGGCGGGGCAACCCGTTCTCGAAGTGCAAACGGCCACCGATGCCACCCGCAAGGGTTCCGTGGATGCCACAAGGGTGCTACCCTTCCCTCTTGCAAGGATTCGCTCTCACGCCTTCAGGATTTGAGCCTAATCAAGCGGGCAACCGCTACCACGGCCAAATTGACCCACGATCAAGCGGGCAAGGCGTTGTTCATCATCTACAACGGCCTAGGCTTTCCCCTCGTCGAGAGCAGGAGCGTCCGTGTCCAAGAGTGACCTAGGGTACGTGGGCAAGTAAGATCATCCCAAAGGGATGCGATTCATGTAGAATCTTTGGTGCTTTGCCAGCATAATATCTTCCAAAGATTCGGGAGCCTATTCTCTCCCGTCTGATGATGATGCCAGCGATGGATCATAACATAGGCGGGGGAGGATTGGCGTGTGTTCTCCTGCGTGGGAGGGCACACTAACAGTTAACTATAAGGAGTATCACAATATGAACACATTAGCAGTAATTGAAGCAGGACTGGATCGCAAGGTTGCGGTTCGGGAATACAAGAACAGCACGGCCACAACTGACAAGCGACTGACCTTCAAGGAATTTGGTCAGGCGTTCGGGTTGGAAATGGGCGGTGCGGAGCACAGGGCGGAGTTCTCCCGCTATTGTGCCTCTCGCAACGCCGAGGCTGTGGCCTTCGTCGAGAAGGCCCGTTCGAACGGCTTGTCGCTGTCCAACAGCGTCGAGACGATCGACAAGGAAGGCAACTTGGTCGGAGTGCGTATCGCATTCTCCAAGGCCAAGACTCCCGCAGTTAAGGCTCCCAAGCTCAAGCAGGAGGACATTCTCAAGTCCCTTGCCAGCTTGCCCAAGGCGGAACTGGAAGCTCTTCTTGCCAAGTTGAGCTAACCCACCAAGGGTTATCGGTCAGCGGGGCAGACCTCATCAGTCTGCCTCGCCACCGCTAACAGGCGGAGAAAGAAGGTCACATGAAGTATTACTCCATCCAAGACAAAGATGGGAATCGTATTACCGATTGCTGGTCGTTGAAGCATGCTAAAGCTATGCTTAAAAAACTAGAAGGCGAGGACTGCCGTATCATCGAAAGTGAGGAAGAATGAACTACTCAACAGGTTGGAAACGGAACTCCATGGATGGAATCCGTCAATGCGGTCTGTATCGGGTTGGCAAACCTTACACTTACCGCCCGCCCTCGGTCATAACTCGCCGGGGCAAACGACTGGAGAATGGTGACATGCTTTGGTTGGATTGCCTGACTGGAAAACTTACAATCGAGAAGGCTAATTCAAATGTCGCACAATAAATGATGTATTAACTTGCGTAGCAACTCATTGCACGTCAATCACTTCCGCCTTTTTCACGGAAGTATCTACGGTGCAAGGTGTTGCATCCACACGCAAAAGGTTAAGATTTAAGGTGGTGGATTGCGGATGGTGGGTGGTGGATTCAAGACCATACGCCCGACTCGCAATCTTATCCACCTTGCCCAACGCATCGAAGTGTTGAGCGACCTCGGGGCGGGAAGTGGGCAAGTTGGAGTCGAGGACTTCCAGTCCAGCTTCAACGTGTTTGATCAGGCGTTGTTGATATGCGACCCCTGCATTTGCTAGCGTTTGCACCCTTTGAGCTTCCACCACTTCATTGGAACGCTTTTCGAGTGCACCTCGTTGCACCTGCCATTTACCCCGTAGAATCTTTGACTTTAAGGTGTTTATGTTGATTTGATAGGTGGACGCTATCACCTCAGGTTTCATCCCGAGTGCATAGAGTCCTTCAATAGCTTTCCAATCGATGTCCAACTTCTTGGGCACAAGCGGAATATAACAAAACGAAAGGAGAACACAATGCGAAGTTACATTTGGTATGTAGTTAGGCATGGATACATAGTCGGGCAGTTCAAAAGCATAGAGGAGGCTGAATCCTTCATGGCCAGCAAAGGATGGCGGGAGTATCGGGACGATGCTTCCATAATCTGCCATCCACGATCTTAGGTGAACGGTGAACAATCCTACCCGTAAGGTGAGGAGTGACTAACCCATTAACGCCCTTGAAACCCCAATGCCCAGAGTCTGAGGCAATTAAAGGTGGGTATTATTCATCCTTGATTCTAGAGCAAGGATGGCGGGATTAGGATTGTTCACCCTTCATGGTGGAGGGTAAAACAAACAACCAAAAAGAAAGAGGTATCCAATGAATCTGACGAATACCGAGTTGACTTGGAGAGTGGGTCGGGACTGCTATGGTCTCGAGTTG